TGTTGAAGATGTGCTCGATGATCTCGATGATTGCGAGCGGGACGATCACGAAGAACAAGAGCCGAGGGCCATCCATTGAAACTTTCAGAAGCAGAAGAGTTGATCCGCGAAGCGCTTCGAGAGCTTCGGCGCGGCCTGACGATCCGTCGTCACCCGCTACTCGCCTTCAACGCCTATCGGATTTTTCGCCGAGCCGGTGAGATCCGAAGCTGGGCTCTGAGGTACGCACTGCACCGATGGAGATGGGGATGACGCAGGAGACGATGACGTTGAGTGATCTGGTCGATCTTGCCCCCGACTCTCTCGGCGGCGGAGCATCCGAGTGGGAAGAGTATCTTGCGAACGTCGAACCACTCGATCCCGAAGAGCTGCCGGGAAAGATCTTAATCGGGAGTGGCTTCTACGGGGCGGACATTCTCGACGGTGTTCACCGAACGGCCGGCATGGCCGTTTGGGCGGAAGACGCTGAGATCGATCCGGAAGAGATCGACGTTCCCGTCACCGTGCTGAACAGAAAAGAGACAGCGGAGTGGATCCGCGACAACGGAGGTACGTGAATGGCAACGAACAAACTAGAGGCCGAGCTCTGGGTCGGCTGGACACACGACGCGCTCGGCGTGTACGAGAAGCCCGACAGCGTCGAGGACGCCGAAGAGCTCATTGACGACATGGTAGACGTCGCTACGGAGTACGCCGACGCGATGATGGATGAGTACACAGATCGCTTCGATGCAAGCCCCGGCCGGAAGAAGAAGCGACGAAAGAAGCGCAGAAGCGAAGAGGAGGATCCGGAATGAGCGCCAAACTACGCCGGAAGGCCAAAGACCTGATCGAACTCGCAGTCGACGACAGCACGACGGACAAGGAACGACTCGCTGCTGCGATGCAGGCCATCAAGCTGATCCGGAAGCACGATCTGCTCGCGAGCCCTCTCGATGGGCTCATCGACAGCGAGGACGAGACGGTAAAGGCCGCGCACTCGATTTTCGAAACGCTCACGGATCCGAAGCTCCGTAAGGATGTGGAACGAATCGCCAATCGCTTTCGACGTCGACGGTAATGCACAACAGCCGCGCGGGGCTTCGAATGCCGTGACGGAGCACCGAATGCCGCAACGATCTACAGGATCGATCGCAACAGAATCGACCACACGCTCGTGCCCGCGTCGAACGAGGCGACTAGACGATCTCCTCCATTGGTCGTGTAGATCGTCGCTGCGCTGGTTTGATCGACCACAGAGAGGTTACTTCCTTGCGGCCACACATCGATCAGCATCGATTTGTTGGCTACTCCTGTTCCGACCTGCAAGGTGAGCGTACGTCCGACAGTGAGCGTAGCCTCGGGATAGATGATGCGACCGTTCGTCTCGGCGGTGTCCGTGAGATTCGAGTCGGTTGCGATGCGAGAGGTCGGCGGTAGATCGACTTCGAAGGTACCGATTTGGCCGTCGGCAACTGGAGTAATCGCTCCCGAGCCTCCGTTGAAAAACGATTCTTCACTTTGCGAGTCGAAAGTGAACACGTCTGCCGTCATGTTCTGTGGCGGCTTGAAGGTCGTGTTCTGGAATTGGAGCTGACCGGCAACGTTGGCGACCACGTTGCCTCCGATGATGCTGTCGTCTTGGAAGAGGATCGTAGCCCCTCCCGTCGTGGTGATTTCACTGTTGATGATGCAGCGTCTCAGCGTGACCGGATTGTCGGCGGAGAGCAGCGTATCGATCGCCAGATTTTCCAGTAGGGTGATCGGTCCTGCGTTCGCACAGTCGATGCTCATCGCCGTGACGACGCCGGCCAGGTAGGGCCCCAGCCCTACGATGCGAAGAGCGATTGCGTTGCCCGCGGCTTGTCGGACGAACGGCGTGGCGTCGGGGGCCACGAGAAGAAGCGTCAGCAGAGGGATCGCCTGAGCGACAGCTGCGTCGAAGGCGGCCTGAAGCGACGGGTATGGGGCGTTGATGCTGCCATCTGGCGTGGCTGCCCCGAAACTACCGTCGACGAACCAGGTCGCCGTCAATGGATTGATGGTCTGAGGTGTCGAAGTACCGACGACCTTTCGAGGGTAGGTTTCGGGCGAACGGCCACGGCCAATCAGGTGCGACATGGGAGAAGCTTATCGGCTCTTCCGAGACGGGTCTACGTCCGGAGAAAATCGCGGGCTATTCCTTGGTTTCGGAGGGCCGGAGCCCGAACTCCCGGCGAAGATCGATCGCTTCCGTGGTGGAGATCACACGGCGAAATTCGAAGTCATTGATCAGTTCCGCAACGGCTCCGTCTCTGTACAACACGATGTTGATCAGCGAGATGGGACCTCCGAGGAAGAGGCACAGCGTAGCAATCATGTCGATGACTACGTAGCGTTCGAGTACTCGTTCGAAGCGTCGGACAGTGAGCGCAGCATCGAGGAGGGAAAGCAGACCCGCGAGTATCCAAGCACCGATGGCGATTGCTCCCGTCACAGATCGGTGTCCGGAGGTCGATGAACGATCTCGATGAAGACGTACTCCGCGATCGTCACGTCCATGCCTTCGGCCCACTTGGTGATCCCGTCGAGGAACGGCTTGTCGATGATGTGCCGTTCTCCCGTAGGGAGCACGACAACCCAGACGCGATCGGGGAGACCTCGGGGCGGCTTCATCGTTTTTTCTCGAGCCGTTCCACACCCTTGGTCGCCGCGAGACGAAGCACTTCGGCGCGCGTCACCGGGACGCCGGAAGCGCTCATTCGCGCGGCGATCTTGTCGAGCCTCGTGAGAAGCGTCTCGGGCAGCCGGATGGCGATTTGGATTTGTTTCGTGGTCATGGGGTCCCTTCTCTAGTCATCCTCGGGCACTCGAAGCGACGCGAGGACCTCACCGCGCGAAGCGTCCGGATCGAACACGACCCGCTCCGCGCCGTCCACGTGCGACAGAGCACGCGCTACGAGCTCGACGGGAAGACCGCGCGTGCCGCCACCGAGTGAGCAGATCCATCCTGCGGCGCACTGCGCGGTACCGCACTCGGGTGCGCCGGTGCCCCACGTCGATGGGTCGTGCGTCTCGGGGTGAGCCGCGATGTGCTCAGCGACACGGGTTCGAAGCGCGCGGGCGTCCGGCGCGTCAGGTATGAGTAGCGCCCGCGCGCGGGCGCTGGCGGCGGCGGCGTCGGCGGCGTAGAAGGCGGCGTAGAAGGCGGCGTAGGCGGCGTAGGCGGCGGCGTCGGCGGCGTAGAAGGCGGCGCGGGCGGCGGCGTTGGCGGCGGCGTAGTCTCCTCGGTCAGCGGCGAGAGAGGCGCGGGCGGCGGCGCAAGAGGCGTGGGCACAGAGGCCGCCGTCGGTGCGAGAAGCGCGGAAGGCGCCAAAGGCGGCGATGGCGGCGGCATCGAAGTCGCCACGGTCCGCGGCCTCGGCCGCCGGCCAAAGGTATTCGCTCAGGTCAAGACCTGCGCACCACGCGGCTAGGCCAGCGCATTCGATCGCGTAGCGCACGACGGCACGGAGGTCGGGGGTGGATGTGGCCGTGGTCATTGGTCGATGCTCCTTCCTCCCGGTCTCTCCCGGGTGTCTTGGCGCGCTGCCCGACGTGCCGAGTCGGGCGGGGACGGGCGTCCAGCGCGGGGGTGGTCAGGTGGTCAGCGAAAGTCCCGAAGCCATTCGGCTTCGGGGCCCTGAAACGGGGCGACGGACTCGCGTGCCTCGCGCGAGACGCGCGCTCGCTCGCGATCGAGCCACCGTCGGTCGCTCATGGTCCAGGCGTCGTTCGGGCATGGGAGGCGCGCTATGGCGCGCGTCTCAGCATCCGCTTTCGCGGCCGCCGTGGCGGCCTCCGGCGAGCTAGGGGCAGCGGCTACCTGGACCGACCCACGCATGTCCAGCCCCGAGACGTCCACGCCGTACTCGGCCGCGACGACGGCAGGGTCTCTGTCGGTCCGGATCGCTACCGCCAGGATAGCGGTGCCGCGGTGAAAAAATGCGTGCGCGCTCACGACGCCACCTCGCTCGGGCAACGGTGCGCTTCCGCTGCCAGCGGAATAACCCGAGGCTCCGACCCAGGGTGACTGCGGCCCCACCTGGCGGCGAGCGCACGGCATGCACGCTCGGCCGCCGCTAGCGTGCGGTGGCGGCTGTACACCATGCGATCGAAATCGCCGGTTACTGCGTAGCGGTAGCTCGTTTTCATGTCTCCACTCTTCCTCCCCGGTTCGGCCGGGGTCCGTGTCTTCTCAGGGGTGCGTCATGTTAGATGATCGGGGACCCGTTGGGATTCACCGAATTTCGATTTTTTCTTCCGGACCCCCAAAATGCCGCGAAAATCGCCCCCGCGGCGAGGCCTCCCAAGTGGCAGCCGAACGAAGCCCCTCCGGCGTCGTTCGTGAACGCCCGCCAGATCTCGAAGCCGGCGAAGGCGACGACGAAGCCGAGGAGGCGCGGCCGGAGGGCTCCAGCGACGGCCATCAGGCCGAAGATGGCGCCCGAGGCGCCCACGAGGGGGATCGCGCTCGAAGGGTCGACCACAACGTGAAGGAGGGCCCCCAAGACGCCCGCGGCCAGATAGAGGGCCAGGAGACGCCAGGAGCCAATCTCCCGCTCGACCACGGCACCGAAAATGACCATACATGTGAGGTTCCCCACAAGATGACCCCACCCTGTGGGGTCGTGAAGGAAGAGGCTCGAAAGAGCCGTCCCCAGGGTCGGAGCCGCCGGGACGAGCCCGTACGCCTCGCACACGGCCATGCCGCCCCCGGCGAGCTCGAAGCCGTAGGCTCCGAGGGTTGTTACAGCCAGGGCGGACGTCATCGGGGCGGTCGTGGTGGCCATGCCTAGTGAGACGCACCGGGACCCGTTGATATTCACCGGGACCCACCGAATTTCGTTGGGGCCCGGTACCCCCGAGAAAAAAGATCGAGATTCGGTGAATCCCAACGGGTCCCTAGGCGTCTAACTGGGCATGGTCAACAAGTACCCCGGAAAATGTGCCTCTTGTGGCCGCCGCGTCCCCGCGGGAGCCGGCGAGGCGAAGAAAATCGACGGCCGTTGGCAGTGCCTCTGCCGTTCGGCCGCCTGTCACCGCGCCGTGGCGCCGGCTCCGGCGGCTTCCGCTGTCCCTTCAAGGCCGGCCGGGATCGATGCCCGCGGCGTCGTCCGATTCCCCTACGACGCCGATCGGGTCGCCCTGGTCCGTGTGATGCCGGGCGCCCGGTGGCAGCCTGATGGGAAATACTGGACCGTCTCGACAGCGCCCGCGGATCTCCCACGTGTTCTCGAGCTCGCCGAGCGCGCGGGGCTCGAAGTCGCTCCCGAGCTTCGCGCCGTGGCGGCTGAGGGCACCGCCGAGAGTCGCGAGGCCGATGTCCGCGCCGCACGCGAGGGGCTCTACGATTTCCAGCGCGAGGGGGTTCGGTTCCTCGCGCTTCACGATCGGGCCCTGCTCGCTGACGGAATGGGCGCCGGCAAGACGATCCAGACCTTGGTGGCCCTGCCGGAAGGCGCACGGGTCCTCGTGATCGCCCCGGCGGTCGTGAAATTCAACTGGTCCGCGGAAGCTCAGAAGTGGCGCCCGGACTACCGCGCGATCGTGATTGAGGGCCGAAAGTCGTTCCGGCTCCCCGAGCCGGGCGAAATCGTGATCGTGAACTACGACATCCTTCCCAAGGACGTTCCGAGCGCGGCCGGCGTCACGATCGTCCTGGACGAGGCGCACGCCTGCAAGAACCGCAAGGCGCAGCGGCTCTCTGTGAGACGGCCGAGAGGGTCTGGCTCCTCTCCGGCACGCCGATGATCAACAAACCGTTCGATCTCTGGACGGTCCTCTCGACCGCCGGCTTGGCCAAGGCCGTATTCGGCGGCTGGAAGACTTTTCTCCGGCTCTTCAACGGCGTGCCTGGCCAATGGGGCGGCTACGAGTTCGGCGCGGTCGATCCCCAAGTCGGTGAGCGTCTCCGGCGGGTCATGATCCGCCGGACGCTCGAAGAGGTGCTGCCGGATTTGCCGTCGTTCCGCTTCCAGACGATCGAAGTCAACGGGATTTCGAGCGCGACGCGCAAGGCGCTCGACGCCTTCGGTGAAGAGTTCGGCGCCGAGCTCGACGCAGGCGTCCTGCCTCCGTTCGAGCGCATGTCCGCGGTTCGCGCGGAGCTCGCCGAGTCGCGGATCCCCGCGATGCTCGAAATGGTCGAAGACTACGAGGAGAGCGGAGAGCCGCTCGTCGTCTTCTCGGCGCACCGAGCGCCGATCGACGCTCTCGCCGGGCGCGACGGCTGGGCGACGATCACGGGCGACACAAAGCCCGAGGATCGGACCGCGATCGTCGCGCGGTTCCAGGCCGGCGAGCTCAAAGGAGTCGGACTCACGATCGCCGCGGGTGGCGTCGGTATCACACTCACGCGGGCCGCAACGGTCCTCTTCGTCGACCGCGATTGGACTCCGGCGAACAACTGCCAGGCGGAGGACCGGATCCGCCGCATCGGGCAGACCGCGGCGAGCCTCCGGTGCGTCGTACTGACGTCGGCGCATCCGATCGATCGTCGCGTCCAGGAATTACTCGAGGAAAAGACGACTCGGTTCCGCGACGCGATGACGGCTCGGCTACCGAAGACCGTGACAACGCCCGTGAACGGCGTGGCTCTTATCGAGGAGACCGATGAAGAGCTGGCTGCCCGGCTCGCAGCGGCCCGAGAGGAAGCCGAGAAGGCCGAGCGCGGCTTCTGGCTCGACAAGATCGGCGGCCAGATCGAGAAGGTCCGCGCCCGCGTCGGCGCCGCTGGTCACGACGACACGGAACTCGAGCTCGACGACGCCAAACGCGCTTCGATTCGCTGCGCGTTCGACTGGATGATCGCTCGATGTGACGGCGCCGAAACGCGCGACGGCGCTGGTTTCAACAAGCCGGACGCCGCCGTGATGCACTGGATCGACATGGCTGGCGGCTTCGTTTCGGACGAGACCTACCGCCTCGTGGAGATGACCCTCAGGCTGTACGTCCGGCAGCTTCGGGAGATGGACGAGGACATCGCTGATGTGGCTTGGCGTCATCCGTCACAAGGAGGATCATGATGAAACGATCAGATTTGTCGCTCGCAATTTTACTCGGTATCGTCGCCGCTTCTCTTCTCGGAGGTTTGACGATCCTCCTGTTCGACAAGCGCGAGCTCCAAGCGCGGCTCCGAGAGAAAGAAGAGCAGCTAAACGACATCTACTACGGCATGGGTTGCGGAGACTTGCCCAACAAGAGATGTGAGACCGTATGGGGATTCTTTGGCGATCAGGCCACGGAGAAGCACGGCATCGCGCCTGTTTCTTGTGCCGAGAAAGACGCGGTCGTCTGGGTGAATCCGATACCGGAGAATCCCGGCGCGTGGACGTTCCGGTGCGTGCCAGGGGGTTCGAAATGATCGACGTCGAACGTGCTAGAGAGAAACGTGACCGCGCAAGCATCGCATTGCTCGAGAAATGGCTTCTCGGAGGTGCGGATCGAGAGCTCAAAGTGTATATGAGTTACTGCGGCGATATCAACGTCGTGCTCGATGCCGACACAGGACGAGAAACGTTCCATGGAGAGACTTTCGGCGACGCTTTGGCTCAGGCGGCGACGGTGATCGCGATAGAGGCAGGATGACCCCGACCATTTTCGATCTCGTGCAGGTGCCGCAGGGCATCGGTACGGTCCGAGCTGTCTTCGGCCGAGACTTCTTGTCACCTGTACAGCGAGAACGTTTCGGTGACCTAAAAGGTCCGTATTTGAAGGTTGATCTCATCAATGGCGGCACGGTCATCGCCCACCATTCCGAGGCGACTGTCTTGACAGGCCCCACGTAGCCGACGAAGGTCCCCGTCATGCATCGAACCCTCGTCGGCCTCTTCGCCCTACTGTTGATCGGATCGACTTCCCGCGGAACGTTCGAAGAGAGACTCCGCGACGTCGCGCTTTCGCAACCGAGCCCATGGTACGAGCCTGGTTCGACGGCGCTTGGGGCTCTCGAGACGCCGGATCAGTACGCCGAGCGCGTCACGATGGCCACGCGCGAGCTCGCGCTGGCGACAGACCGAGACAAGCCTCCCGAATGGCGCTGGGGACGCAAAGCGCTCGCTGTCGCCGTGCTCGCGCACTGGTACGAGGAGAGCCGCTTCGCGCTCGAAGTCCATGAAGGGATCGAGCACCCCGTTTGGACCCAGGACAAGGGCCGTGCGCGCTGCCTCGGGCAGCTACACGTGGGTCTCGTGCCGGAGTACGAATGGCAGCGCCTAGCCGGTCTTGATGAGGCGGCAACGCGCCGCTGCGCGCTTTGGACGGCACGCGCTTTGACGCGGATGGCAGGATACTGCCGAGGCGACAAAACAAGACTCCAAGATGTTCTGGTGCCGATGTTCAGCGGTCTGGGGGGAGGCGGATGCGCCTCGACGGCATCCGGTCGCGCCAAGGCGGCGCGATTCGCCAAGATGTGGCGTGAGGTAGAGCGGTGATAGACTCCGGGGGTGTCGGACATCACGATCCCGCGGGCGGAGTTTAGAGCCCTCCTCAGGGAGGTGGCTCGGCTCTCGGCCGTGTGTGATGGTCTCGCGAAGTTTCGATTCCCTCTCCGGACGCTCGAACTTCGGTTGCCCGAAACCGAGAAAGAGGCTTTTCGGGAGATTCAGCGCACGGTCGAATTCTGTCGAGAAGCAGGACGACTCCGCATCGAGTTCACGGCGCTCGAGCGGCGGCTTCGTGAATTGGATCCCGATCTGACGCCGACTCGACCGCCGTCGAGGACGGACATCAAGGCCGCGTTCGACGCGAGCGTAGAGTTCGCTCAAGGGAAGAAGAAGCCGACTTGACCGCGTTGAGAGGGGGCCTACGATCCGAGAATGTCGCTCATCTCTCTGCTCGTTTTTCTCGTAGTGGTCGGTGTCGCGCTCTGGCTCGTGAACACGCTCATTCCGATGGACGCGAAGATCAAGACGATCATCAACGTGATCGTCATCCTCGCCGTTTGTCTCTGGCTGCTCGAAGCCTTTGGATTGCTCCAGGGAGGTCCGACGCTTCGGGTGCGTTAGCGATCCTGATGCACCTTCCAAGCGGCCCACGCCAAGACGAACGCCTCGATGCCGAGCGCTCCGGCCGTCGCGTTGCGGATGAGATGTTGCCGCTCTCCGGCGACTGCCATGCCCACGCCGACGAGCACGGATCGACCGAGCGTGTGCCCGACGACGCCCATGAGCCCCGCAGGGTCGCCGCTCATCAGCCTGTAGGCGCTCGTGCCGGAAGGAAGCGCTGCGGAGCACTCCGGGCGGCTCGTGAGGGTTTCGTCGGCGAGGAACATCATCGTCTCCGCGTGTAGGCGTTGAAGATTTCGGTAGCGAGATATTCCGCTTGCTCGGAAAATGGTTGTCTGCTGTTGCGCCGCAAGCTTCTCGCCATCGCGTTGAAAGTTCGAAGAACACGAGGGTCCGAAGTTGCCCATTCTCGGATCCGCAGAGGCAACAAGATCAGCGCGTCGTGGGTAGCTCGAGTGGGTGTCAGACGTTGCGGCGCTTCACGAGCGCCGCGGTAGCCGTGTGAGTAGGCGGCTCTGCCTTGACGTTCCGCTTTCTCCTTGGCGCCAGGGCCGCAGTACACCTTGCCGTGATGCCCCCATTGATAGCAGCCTCCTCCGACGTGACGCACTGGCATCAGTAGCCTACTCTCTGACCGAACGCTCGATCCTCTTCGTCCGCTTTCGCGTCTGCTTTTGTTCGGTGAATCGTACCGTCGATGTGATTCGGAGGCGTGTAGACTGTGTAGAGCTTCATGCCGTCGGCTCCCGCGATCAGATTGTGCCTCGTGCCCGGCGTGATGACAACCGCGTCGCCCGCCCGCACCGGGAATCTGCGTTCGTCTAGAATAGCTTTGCCTGAACCCTCGACGATGATGAGCGTCTGTTCGACGGCGCGATGGCGCTCTGCCCCGATACTCTCGTGGGGGCGAAGGGCCATCACGACGAGCTGTGAGAGATCGCCCGTGTACACGACGCGGCGGTAGAAGGTGTTGACACGAGCAGTGCCAACGATGTCGATCACGTGGCTCATCAGCGTCCGTTCCGAGCCGTTGCGAGACTCTTCGCGAGATCGCGGTCACGAGCGCGCGTGAAATTGCCTGTCCATGCGGACCATTCTCCGCCGGATTTGAAGAGCTGCACCTGCAAGACAGCGGCACCTGGATCGTCGAGAGGGTGGACCACCCACGTTTCCGTTGGCGCCCCTCGCATCGTTTTGCTGACGCTTGTACCGATCAGACGGGCCGCTAGATCGTTGTCGAGTTTGATCGTTGAGATTTCCGGTTCGATTCTTCGAGCTTCGCCGACGGCGCCGCCGCTTTCCTTCATCCCCATGCCCCACTGATCGCCGTACCTCTCGATGAGGTCGCGTTCTGTCGGTCGAGAGGGGCCGTTCTCAGCGAGATCTTTCAAGTGATCGATCGCGCTAGCGAGTGTTTCGAACGGCGGTGTCGTCAGAAGCCGCACGCCCGTAGGTAGATGCGTGAACTCCCAGAACCACCGTACTTTCTTCATACCGTAGTCGCCAAGCACGTACCCGGTGACCGTCTCGCGCCCCCCGCCGCGCGTGGCGATGTCGAAGGTTCCGCTGCGAGGCTTGTTCGGATCGTGTCGCGCCTCCCGAACCCCGAAAGGGATCTTTCTCACCTTGAAGACGCGATCGGGATTCAGTTCCCGCCAGTCGCGATCGGCGGCTCGTTCGGCGTCCTGTCGCGTCTTGAAGCGCGCAGGGCCGAACGAGCCGGTGAGGGGATCCGTCATCCAGGAAAGAGACGCCTCGTCCCAGATCCCCCATTCGGTCATCGTGCTCTCCGCCGCCTCGGGCGTCGCGCGTCGCGAGTTGAGATTTGGCGTGGCTCCGCCGCTCGGCGGCTTCTCCCGATCGGTTTCGCGTCGCTCGGCAGAGACGCCACGCCCGTGCGCGCGTGCGGACCATCGGCGTGCCAGTAGCCAGCTTTGCGCCGCACCTGAGCTTCTTCGTACGGCCATTGACCGCCACGGGGGAAGTAGATCCTGGTGTTCGCGTCGTGGCCCGCGACGTGCGTAGCGCCGAGCTCGTTCGCTGCGTGGGCGATCAGATCGTGAAGAGTGTTGAAGTCGGCAACGCGGGAGGAGCGCCCTTCTCGGGTGCCATGTTGAGAGATGGGCTCGATCTTGTAGCCCTCGTAACGCAGCGCGTGTTCGATGCTCGAGCTTTCGTGCCGATGCATCCATTTCCAAATCTCTCCCTCAGATCCGCGCAAGACTTCTTTGCCGTCGCGGGTCAGCCTGTACTGTCCCGTGTGGGATGTTGGGTACGGGTATGGATCCCGCGCCTCACTGGCGCCCCGCCGGATGTCGACATCATCGTACTCGCCGTTTTCGGCACGATTGCGAAAGCTCGCTTCCAGCTGCCGCGCCGCCTCTCTACGGGTCGCTTTGCTGAAGATCGTGTTCCAGTCCGTTCCGATGCTAAACTCTTTCGCGTACCGTCTCGCTCCGGCTTCGGTGAGATACTCGAACAGCTGCACGGCTCGTTCCGGATCGTAGGTGCCCTTGCGCCACTTGCGAAGCGCATTGAGGAGCGTGGTTTTCCCTTGCCCGCTCGGTCCGTCTGGTGACAGGTCTGACGTGTTGTCGATGTAGAGCACCAGATCGGTCACGGCGTGCTCATCGACCGGTTCGCTTCGACGCCCTTCGCGCGCCTCTCCGGGCTTCCACGAATGACGGCCGACGTCATCGTAGTCACCGCCGATCGGCGTGACGTTCCCCTTCCTGTCGACGGCGAGGCCGTGCCGTTTCGCCGACGCCACAGCATCGCGGCGATTCCGGAAGAACATCTCGTCTCCGGCCATTCGCGTCGGGGAATCGCCGAACACGAAGGCCCACGCGGAATTCGCCGGAAGGTAGATGAGCCGCATGCCGCCGCGCGATTCGCGCGTCTCCTCCATTCCGCCGGACTCGAGCGCCATCGCCAAGGCGTCGCGAATCGTTCGAAGCTCGTCGATCTCCTGCTTCGTGAAGGTGCCCTTGCCGAGTTGATACTTGTTCCGCCCGATTTTCTTCACGCTCTCGATGTCTGCGTCGAGATTTTCGATCGCGTCGCTGAAGACCCAGGCGTAGTTCCCCCCGCTTGAGGAGATGGCGTAGAGCGGATCGTTTTCGCCGCCTGTCCAGCCTTGCATGAGCTTGAGCGCTTCGTCGTCGTAGAAGTCGATCCAGCGTTCATCGCGTTCGTTGTCAGCCATTTGGATTTGCTTTCGTGCCATTGGTTTCAGCCTTCCCACACGAGTTCACCATCGACGGTGATCACGCGCACGTTGTCGCCTTCGAAGTAGTTTGAGCGCAGGAGCCGCTTCGCCTCTCGGACAGCTTCTTCTTCATCATCGAAATGGATCTCGGTAGTGACTCTTCCATTGTTGTACGCCCCCTGAACGATGTAGAAACCGTCGTCGACCGATTCTTCGAGGTCGTCTTCCTCTTCGTCCTCTTCATCGTCCCCACCGCAATCGAGATCGGCGTCGTACCTCTCGTTCATTTCGACGCACGTGAGCTGAAGTGCGTAAGAGTCGAACTCGTGCCAGCCGTAGTGCCCGGCCCACGTTTCGTACGCCCACGCGCGTTGCATCGGGTCGGGGCTCACGAAAGCTTCGCGGAGCTCTCGTGGATCTTGACCCGCGGAGCGGGCGACGTCCGTGATGCTGCCCCACGACGGCACTTCCGGAGTGAGCTCGACGCTGTAGACGGTCCAACGTGCTTCAGGATCGCCGAATTCGACGTCATCCGTCGGCGGTTCGACATACTCTAGATAGCAGTCGCCGAAGATGTCGGTCTGGTCGGGCTGTGATCGGCAGAAGACGGGACCGCCGCCATACTCGGCCCAGTGCACGTCGCCGATGTGGCCGATTTCTTCGCCTTCTCGATGTGTCGCTTCGCGTGTTTCTTCCGTTTGAAAATGCCGTTTCATGCAATCCTCCCGACCGCGTTGACACGGATCTCGAAGCGCTCGAAGACACTTGCCTCCGGATCTTCTTCGTACTGCTCTACGGCGTCGTCGCCTCCGTAGAATCGTGCGCCGGCTTTGCTAAAGACGAGCACGTCCAGATCGGACTCGCCGCGACTCACGGCCATGCCGAGAGCAAATCCAGCTGCTTCATCGAAGCTTTTGAAAATGCGTTCCTGTCCGCTGCCGTCTTCGACGGCGTATTCGACGTCCTTGTGTGTCTTCGCTCTCGCCATCATGTTCTCCTTATCCATTCAATTTGTTCGCTCGGGATCTCGAGCGGTAAATCCTTCGTCGGTACCCCCACGGCCAAGAGAACGTCGCGGAGCGCGCGCCACTCTTCGGCGGCGATCTCTTCGATCTCTTCTGTCGGGGCGTCGTTTTCGATCCCCCAAAGACCGGGGCTCGAAAGCGTCTGCGTCGTGCTCGCGATCGACACGTCGGCTTCAGCGCGCACGCCGACGTAGCCGAACTTACCCCGCCGGTACTCGGCGCGGCGCCCCTCGAGACCTTCTTGATCGAGGTACGAGACGTCCGGATCGGGGTCCTCTTCGACCACCACGCGGATAGCCAAGAGCTCCACGGGCGGCTTTCGGGGGACCTCCACGACGCGGCGACGCGCGGGGCGAGGATCGTTCATCTTGTCCTGATCAGTCTCGGGCTCCGAAGGGGGTCGCGTCAAGTCCCGTTTGACCGAGTCGGCGTTTTCGTGCACACTGGGGTCACGTGACCTTCGACGCCCGAACGCTTTCGGTCCTCTTGCGCGCTGGCGACGCCCGGGCTGTGAAGCACGTCCGGGCGGCCATGAAGGCCACTGGAGGCGCCATCCGGCCGGCGGCCGAACGTCTCGGAGTCTCGGTCCGGGCGCTTCACGGCTGGCTCGAGCTGCCGGCGCTGAGGGGGGTCCCAAGGCTCGGACGCGCCGGGGCCGCGGCCCGCGCCCAGAAATGCGCCCAGAAATCACGATCTGCGTAGACGGCGCGATTTGGTGCTTGACCAGTCGGCATTAGGGTGCATACTGGGAGCATGACGAAAGCCGATGAGCTCGCAGTCCGGATCGCGACGCTCGAGTGTGTCGAGTGGTTGATCAAGGATCGCCCGACTGTGCTCGAAGCGTTGCGCGCGATCGCCGCCGCGAAGGCGCACAGTGAGAAAGAGCTGGAGAGGGAGAGGGGCAAATGAAGAAGCAGACCTGGCGCCAGTGGGCGATCATCGCGGGCCGAGATCCCTCGAGCCCGTCGAAGCTCGAGAAGGGCTCCCTCGCGGCGCTCACGGGGCAGGACTCGCGCGCGCTCGATGCGATCGTCGCGTGCTACGAGCTGTATGCCTGCGGTGACGCCGCGGGGCAGCAGGCGGCCGTCTCCGCGGTCCGTGCCCTCTTGCGAGGGATGCAAGAATCGATGCGATGGATCGCGAAAGAGCTGATCCCGTTCGCGCTCGATTGGGACGACCGCGATCGGTTGTGGCCTCTCTTTGATGTGTCTGACGTCGATGTGCCTGACGTTTTGTCGCTGCTTTCGATGTGCCCAAATTGCTCCGCGGTCATGTCTTGGGGGACGCCCGAGAAACCGTCGTGTCCGTTTTGCGACGGAGGAGTCGAAGGATGAACGTCGAGAAGCCCCTGTGCCCTAAATGCTCGTCGGCGGACAGCGTTGTCCCTGTTGCCGGCGGCTTGACGGAAGCCGGCACACCCAGAGGGGATCTGTGGGTATGCACCATGTGCGGGCACGAATGGCCGATGGATCAACATCCCGTGACCGCTCCCGGAGGAGAAGCATGAATTTCGAGTATACACCTGAGCAAGAAGACGAAGACGACCTGGCGTTCGCACGCGATCTCATCGAGGCGGGCTACAAATCCGTCTCAAGCAAAAACCGCACGATCGTGCGATTGCCTCCAGGCCTCTCCGGTTTGGACGCTCTCCGAAGAGCTTCGCCCGAAGCGTACCGTCGGATCATGCAGGATGCACAAAGCCGTGCAGCCAACGAATACCGGCGAGTCTACGCGCGGCGCGAAGATACCCGCGTGCTCGACTCAGGAGAGTGGCGCGCTTTCAAGGCCGCTGGCGGGGAGTCGAGCTTCTAACGTGAACGAATGGCTTCGGCCAGGAAGGACCCTACGATGAAAACGAAGAAATTGACCCGCGCGCAGGCCGAAAGACTCGTGGTGCGCACCAGCGACGAGGCGACGCTTCTCGAGCTCGCGAAGCACAAGAACCCCCACGTGGCGCACAAGGTGCGTTTCAAACTCCTTGCTCCAGCGGACCGACGAAACGCAACGGGCATGAAGAACCTGTCAGCGCTCCTCCAGGCGATCGACACGGCCGGGGCGGAGAGTCGAGCTTCTGATGGCTGACGTCGAAACTGTCCCCTGCGAAACGTGCGGCATCGATACGCACCAGACCGGCACCAAAAGGTGCAACGCTTGCTGGGAGGTCGAGCACCGGCTGGAGAGTTATCTCTGGAGCAAAGAAGCGAAACGATTTGTCGCGCGCGCTCTCGATGCGGCTCTAGAAATCGATTCTTTCCCCGAACGGAAGGCCATCGTCCAAGAGTGCCGGGACCTGTGCAATCTACTGCTCGAGAAGAACGCCGCGTACGGAAACTCTGCGCTCGATCCGGTGCGGATTTTTTCTCGGGCCGATCCAGAGGAGCAGATCCGCGTTCGGCTGGACGACAAACTGTCGCGCCTTGCGAGGGGGAGCGCCGCCGGGGAGGACGTCGAGCTCGATCTCCTCGGGTACTTGATCTTGCTCCGTGTCTCGCGGCGGCTTCGGGAAATGGAAGAAGCATGACACGAACAAAGAAGCTTCGCGATCTGTCGCCGCACATCGTCTCGCAAGGCGAACTGCCGGATCCCACAGTCTTGGCCGAGGTGAACCTCCTTCTCGATGTCCTCGTCGGTCGAGCACGAATGGGGGAGGCATGACCGGCCGCTATCGCCTTCGTACGGACGCTCAAGGCGCTTTGACGCCCGTGGACTTGCCGGCGGTCGTCATCCAGGCCGAGACCGCGGCAGAGCGCTGCCAGAGGATCAGCCGAGAGCTTCGGCGTCCTCCGCCGGCCGTGGTCGTCAGTCGAAGGAAGGCCGTACGATGACTGAACGGCAAATCCTCGAAACGATCGATGCGGATCTCCGCACGGAGCTGCCTCTGTGGATCCACGGCGCCGTAGCCGAGCTCGCTCGGCGTGATGCGCGAGCCGCATGGGCCGATGGCGACATCGACGCCGTAGCGCATCTCGATTCGATCCGCCGGGAGGCTTCGGAAGCCGCCGGAAAGATCGGTATGGGAGACGCGCGGCGGTGGCTTCGCGGCGGGAGGATTCGATGAAACTCAAAGGAGAAGGAAAATGATCACACTCAGCAGACCGGCCAGGATCCTCTCAGACGAAGATCGTCTCGGCGAGGAATACCGAAACGCACGATGGATCTACCATCGGCTCCTCGACTTCGAAGCCGAGCACCAAAAGATCCTCGACGCGGCCGCTGACGAGATCGCGCCGGGGATCGTGCGCACGGGGCGCATCCTTGCGCAACTCGCGCGCCGAGTGAAAAGGGTCGAACACACCCCAGAAGGTCGCTGGGCCCCCGATCCCAAGCCGGAGCTCGCCGCGAAGCTCAAGATTCGGCTCGAAGAAGCCCGGAAGATCCGCAACGCTGATCCCCGCTGGAAGGAGGCTCTCAAGTGGGCCGACGAAGAAGTCGGTGAACCGAAGGCCGTTCGCCGACGTCGCGCGAAGCCGGCGGCGAAAGTGAAGCGCCGCAAAGGTGAAACGGACGAGGCGTGGGAGAAGAGGTTCACGCTTTTGACGACTGACGAATCCGACGAGCACTACGCGGCGAAGGTCGCGAAGGCGCCACGGCGGTCTCGTCGCGAGAAGTATCGAACGGAGCTCTACAACTCCCCCGAGAGGCGGATCTATTGGGGCACGTGGAACGCGCTCTGCAAGAGCGTCGATCAGGCCCGTCGGGACGTGATATCGCTTCGTGCGAAAGGGATGCCCGCGGAGATCCGCCGGCCGAAGTTCCGCCATCCGACGTCTCTCGCGATGGATCCCGTCGGCATTCGCATCCTCAGTCGTGGCGAGCCGTGGTCCGCTGCCGAGGTCCGCGTTGACGACCGTGTGGTCGACTGCTTCCCCTCGGAGAAGCTCCAGGGGCACAAGCTACCTCCCGGGGCTGCCATCAATCTCGTCAAGCGCACGTCCCCGTGGTGGACGATCGAGCTGCGCATCGGGCTCGAGGACGAATGGGTGCGACTCAAGGCCGAGTGCAACAACTGGCACGAAATCCCTGAGGGGAAAAAGCCGACGACTGCGAAGCTCACGCGGCGCATCGACGGTGAGCGCTGGTCGTACAGCCTGAGCCTTACTTTCGACATCGAGAAATCGAAGAGCAAGAATTTCGTCCCGACGAAGTCCGGAGGAACGGTTGCGTTCGATTGGGGCCACCGTGAGCACGGCCACGATCGATGGCGCGAGGGGATCCGTGCGTTCGCATGGATCGGGGACGACGGTCAGGTCGGCGAAGTCCTGATCCCGAATGCCTGCCGCAAGGCGCTCGACGAGATCGATGAACTGAAGGGTCGCATGGACGAGATGTTCGATCGACGAAAAGCAGCGCTCAAGCTGCCGCACAAGATGAATCGTTGGGGTTACCGACGGATGCTCATGCGCAGCGGCGTGAAGACCGAGGAGGAGACCGCGTGGCTCCGCTGGGAGATGCGCTACGAACGACGTGTCGAACAGCGACGGAAGCGGTTCCAGAACCTCCGAAAGGAGCTCTACATCGGGGTCGTCCGAGAGCTTCGTCAACGCTACTCGACCTTCGCGTTCGAGGCGGAGAACGTGAAGCAGATCCAGCAGGTGCAGATCAAAGAGGAGCGCAAGCGCCGGCAGAGGGCCAATCGCGATCTCACGGCCCGGTACGAGTTCGTGTCTATCTGCAAGCGTTTCGGCACCGTCGTCGAGGTCTCGGCACACAATTCGACGCGAGAGTGCCCGGAAAAGAATTGCGACGGCCTTCTCGAAGTGAACGGACCGGAGCTCATCGTCGTCTGTCCGAAGTGCGGACGCGCCCGAGACAAGGACTACGGCGCGCGCCAGGTGATCCTCGATCGCGCGAAGAAGAGGAAGGTCGCATAGCCGCGCGGGGCTTCGAACGCCGCGACAGCGCAGCAACCAGCAGCGTAGCCGAAGAAAGAGGAAATGATGAAGTACGCCGATCTGAAACGTGAGCGCGACGAAGCCAACGAGCGCGCTGTAGAAGCCGAACGACTCTCTCGGAAAGAGGAAGTCGACCGACTCATCAAGGCGCACGCCGCTGAAGTCGAACGATTAAGAAACGAAATCGCCCAACGTGACTCTCTGCTGGAGGAGATCGCGGACAGGCTCGGCGGCGTAGGCACTTCTCTGAGCGTCCTTTCCGCGGAGATTACGCGAGGCAAAAAGTGAAAGACGACTTGGACGGCCTTCGCGCTGACCTGAAAGAGACGATGCGTCGGCTTGGGCCGTACACTCAGGTGCACCGGCACGAGCCGTTCTTGGTGAACGACGCCGAGATAGCGCGACGAGTCCAAGAACTGATACGAATCGTCTTGGTGCTGATCGATCGCATCGAGAAGGCGGAAGGCGGGTTCTCGAAATGAGCCGAGCGAAGAGGCAACGCAAGGCGGCAATGAGACGACGGCAAGTGCGTCGGTTTTCGAGGTTCGCACAATCGGCACAGAAGCTAGAGCAGCATCTTGAAGAGCAACGTGAGCGAACGGAGGCGCGACAGGCCATCGAAGCGTCGGATTTGCCTGACGCGATGAAGACCGCGGCGGCTTTGATCGTCGATCCCATCGGCGCCTTGCACGAACGTCTGAAGGTAAAAAGGAAATGAGACGCGCAGAAATGGACGACAACACCTTGCGTGACATCCTGGCCAAACAGTCGCAGCGCGCCGATGCGTTCGAGAAGGAAAACATTCGTCTCCGTAATGAGTGCAACGAATGGCGAGCCGCGATCGAATCCGTCGCGTTCGGCGCCATACCGTCGCCACTCGCTGCCAGAACCGCCATCAAAGAGCTCTTCGACAAATCTGAACGGCTGGCGAGAGAGCGAGACGAACTCCGGAAGGTGCTCTTCGATCTGGGTACGGTAGCGAAGGCCATGCTCGAACGCCACAAGGGGGGTTCGTGAGCCAACCTACCCCCAAGCCGTTTCTCAAGTGGGCGGGAGGCAAGACCGTGCTCTTGCCCGAGATCCTTCCGAGGCTCCCCAAGAGGATTGGAACGTACTTCGAACCCTTCCTAGGAGGGGGCGCCGTCTTCTTTGCGCTTGCGAACGAGCGGAGGTTCGATCACGCAGAGCTCTTTGACGCCAACGTGGAGCTGATGCGGACCTACAAAGCGCTTCAGGAGGATCCATTTCCCGTCGTCGCGTTGCTCGAAGAATTCGCTCGAGAACACCGCGAGGTCTTCTACTACGCGGTCCGAGCACAGGAGCCGTCGAAACGGAAAGAGTGTGCGGCGCGATTCATCTACTTGAACCGCACATGCTTCAACGGCCTCTACCGCGTGAACCGCTCCGGCAAGTTCAACGTGCCCATGGGGGAGTACGCGAATCCGAAGATCTTGGACAAGCAGAACCTTTTGGCAGTGCACGACGCGCTCGAGAAAGTGCGGCTTCTCTCCTGCGACTTCGGCGAAGTCTTTTACAGCGCCGGACCCGGAGACGCCGTCTACTTCGATCCGCCGTACGTGCCGTTCAACAGGACGTCAAACTTCACTGCGTACTCCGCAGGCGGTTTCGGTGAGGCCGATCACACCCGCCTCCGGGACCTCTTTCTCGAGCTCGATTCGCGAGGGGTTCACGTCCTCCTGTCGAATAGCGATACGCCGTTCGTGCGCGAGCTCTACAAAGGATTCAAGATCGAGGAGGTCTCTGCACCTCGTCGAGTGAATTCGAAGGGCAACAAACGGGGCAATGTGACGGAGCTTCTGATTTCCGGAAGGAACGCATCATGAAAATGGGAATCGTCTTGGGTCTTTTGCTCGTCGGCTGTGGGAATGGAGATGCTTTCCGCGTAGGGCTTTATGGTACGGCCGATGCGGGGCCTCCGCTTGCAGATGTTCAGATCGACGGAGGCGTCTCGACGGAAGACGTTGACGCCCCGTCGACCGGCGGCGCATCGACCGGCGGAGCATCGACCGGCGGGGCATCGACCGGCGGGACCTCGGGAAGAGGCACCGGCGGCGCATCGACCGGCGGTGCATCGACCGGCGGTGCATCGACCGGCGGTGCATCGACCGGCGGCGCATCGACCGGCGGGGCCGCGGGCGATTGCACGACCGCCGAGACTCAGTGCATCGGCGCGCAGCGACAGAAGTGCGTCGGCGGCTCGTGGCTCGACAACGGCGCGCCGTGCGAAGGTTGGTGCCTCGATGGCGCGTGCGTCGAGTGTAAACCGGGCGATCGATCGTGCTCAACAGCAAGGCAACAGACGATCTGCGACGCCTCGGGATCGTGGTCGCTTGGTGTGACCTGCGGGGGAGACAAGCCGTGGTGCGGCGACGGAGAGTGCTACGGTATTTGTTGCAAAGGCAACGCCGTGGTTTTTCAGCCGTGCGATTCCGCCAATCTGTGGACCTGCTGGGAAGGGGCCACGCAGGTGGGGACCTGCACAGATTTGAGTCAATGCGAAATCGGTAAAGCCTGCGGTACCACCGGTTTTTCCGGTAGCATTGCTGTGTGTCCGTGAGCCGCGCGGGGCTGCGAATGCCGCGACGCCGCGAGCCGGTTGAGTCACGTGAGCACCGCTCAACAGCCGCGCGGGGCTCCGAACGCCGCGACAAGAAGAAGTCACGGATGGATTTCCACGACAGCCGCGACCGGCGGACGATTTCCATAACAGCCGCGTGGGGCTTCGAATGCTGCGACGGATGTCCGAAGCGCCTACCCCCTGCTAAAGTAAATGCATGACACCCGAAGAGTACATTCACGAAAGGACGACTCCGGATCTCATCGATCTAGTACGTGCCTTCCAGAAGCAGAACGATCTGGTTGTCGACGGGAAGTTCGGTCCGAAAACGCTCGATGCCGTCCGCATGGTTCTCCCCTTTGCGGGACCATGGCCGCGAGGCATCGACGTCTCGCATCACCAGACGCTTGGATCAGGTTTTGATAGCGTGGAATTTGCCTTCGTGAAAGCCACCGAAGGGACGACGTATAGCGATCCGATGACTATGCATCATTTGGATCGACTGAGTACTGTGACGTCTCTCTTGGGCATCTACCATTTCGCTCGGCCGAGCAACAATCCGAGTGGCGGATCTGCTCGAGAGGCTGATCATTTTCTGAAAGTCTGGGAAACCGCACACGAAAAATTCGGCAAACTCTTGCCGCCGGTGTTGGACATCGAAGACGATCATCCGAATCTGCCGAAACCGGCAGAACTAATCGATTGGTGCGCGTGTTGGTGCGAGCGTGTGTCGGATCGGACAGGTCGGCAGTCGATCATCTACACGTATTCCGGTTTCTTGCATTTGGAACTCGGAGGCTATTCCCGCTTGTCGGGGTACCCTCTGTGGCTCGCGGACTACCGGCGATCTCCGCCGGACACGCCCACCGACTTCCCCGGCTGGCCGTGGCTCTTCTGGCAGTACACGAGTACCGGATCTGTGCGAGGGATCTCGGGAGATTGCGATCTGAACGTCTTTCGCGGGACGAAAAAGCAGCTCGAGGCGCTGTTGGCCTGACGACGTGGTACTCTCCCCCCATGAAGAAGACAGCACTGGATTTCGCCCCGGGTACCTCGAAGGAAAGCAAGCGCCTGATCGGCAAGCTCTTCACGCCGACCGAGCTGCTGAACGCATACCGGATGGCACGGAGGCAGTTTGGTACCGGGGATCTGGTGCTCACCGTTTCCGAACAGGATCCTTCGGGTTTCCAGGCCGACACGCGCACGGGATACATCAAGAAGGCCAAGGATCTCCTCGGTGACAGGCCGATGCCGCTCCTCTTGCAGGGGCTCGTGCGTCAGTCGGCTCAAGCCGTGATGGAGATGCCTTTCGAGTCGGATGCGATGTGGTTTGTCGTCGCGCGCGGCCCCTCCGCTGTGCCCGTCATGTGCGTACTCTACGGAGTGCCCTACGAGGTCGAGGAGACCGATGGAGCCGTCGCAGGGTAAGGATCCCGTCCTGGATCTCGCCCAGAGTGAGGACGTCAAACCGCCCGACGCGAAGCCGGCGGCGCCGATGTGCCGGAAATCTGTCACGATCATCGCGGCGAGTACGGGGATCGGCAAGGCCGTCTGGGGCTACCCGGGCGCCGTCGCAGGGGCCGCGATCGGATGGACGGTCGACGCCATTCGGCGTAGGCTGATTGCATGAAAGCGGCGAAACGTCTCGATCCGGTACCTCGCGGCGCCTACTGCGATCATTCTCTGATGCGCGAGTGCCATCGCGGATGTGGGCACTTCTCGTGCCCATGCGGCATCTGTTGGGACGAGCATTTCGAAGGTCCTTGGGAGGCAAAATGAGCAACGCAAAAACCGGACTCTTCAGCGCTCTCGGCGCGCTGCTCGGCGGGGCCGCAGGAGCCGCGGCTGGAAAGTACGCGGCCGAGTACCGACCGAAAACGTCCGGCCCCCAGCAAGTAGAGGACGCGATGGTCGTCGGCGGCGCGGCAGGAGCTGTCGTCGGTGCGTTCATCGGCGGCACCGCGGCCGGTGAAGAGCCGCCGCCCCCGAAGCAGTTGCCTTGATGCGAGATCATCGCCGACGTGGCGGCGGACGATCACTCGTGACGTCAGCCAAGTAACTCGAGACTTCTCGGGCGATAGCAGCGGCCCTGTCACGCGCGACGGCTCCCTCATGTTCGTCTCGCGCGATGCTCTCGTGTCGGCGGAGTCTTTCTTGCAGCTCGGAGATCCTGTGCTCTTCCGATAATCGCCGCCACTCCCGCTCTTCGTCGAGATCATTTTCTAGATCCTCGATCCGTTTCTGCAAGCTGGCGATGAACAGCGCAGTCGCGTCTCGTTTCTCGGTCAGAACGAACTGTCGATCATCTCGTCGCTGGCGGATCCATTTGGCAATACCCGGACTCGCCAGCGCCAGAAGACCGCCGATGGCGGACAGAATGACGCCGATCCAACCTTTGGCTTCTTCCGAAGTCACATTCGATCGCGACCGGGGTTCGTCGGCTCGTCCTGAAAGCCCCCGTTCGCTGCGTACATCTTCTCCACGAGATCAGAAAATCTCTCCGCCACTTCCGTGTGACCTGAACGGTTCAGTGCCACGACCGCCGCGTTGCCGATGAGACCGATGTTCGCTTCGATGCGACCCATGCGGCTGTCACCGTCACCGAGCCGTTTTTCGATCCGTTCGATCCGCTCGTAGATATTGAGGAGAATTTCGTGATCCGTCATCTCGTGGACGTTCTTCGGCTCGGGGGGCTCTGTATCGGCGTCATCGCGGATGTCGTGGGTCATGTAGCACGTTCCTTCTGTAGTCGGGGCTTTCTCGGCACGTAGTAGATGAGCACTCCCGCACCGACGACGGCCGCAACGGCTGCGATACCGATCCAGGTATTCGGCGTCGGTAGCGCCGACGGCAGAGCTTTCGCAGTTTGCGTGAGCCCTTCGCCCACGGCTTCGGCGACGCTGCCGACGAGCACCAACGTTCGACCGATACCGTAGCCAATGATCTGCAAGACCCCCTTCGTTGCGATGTACGCCCCTTCGATTCGGGCTCTGATGTCCTGTTGCTCGGAAAAACTCGGAACATCAGGCAAGTCGATCTCGATGTTCCAGAGCTCCCCGATCTTCACGAGATCGTCCTTGTACGTCGTGCCGACGCGAAAGACGACGCTCTGGTGCCACTCAAGCATGTCCTTCGCGCCTGCGAGGATCTCTGAACTCGATTTACCCGCCCAAGCGTTCCATTGCGGCAGGATGCCCGAAGGATCCGTAGAGGAGACCCGCGCGCGGGAGAGTGAAAGAGACGAACAGAGTGCTCGCTCCGTCGATCCCAGATCCTTCAGCTCCTCCGCGTCGAAGATCCCGGCAGGACACTTCTTCGCCGTCGGGATGCTCTCGAGCAGAGCGTTCACGTTTCGCCAGATGTTCAAGTGCGCTTCGATGAATGGATCCCACATGCGACGGTACGCGATCAAATCGCCGACATCACCGAGACCGAAGCCAACTCCAAGTCGGATGACCCGCTGCCCGTCGAGATAGATCCCTTCGGGTCGGATCACCGGACAGCCGCCGAGGAAGAGCTGTTCGTTCACCATCATTTCTTCTCCCGGAGGCTTCGCCACACGCCGTCGAGAGCCCAACCTGTGACGGCGGACAGCATGCTCGTCGCCACGGCCATGCCCCACGGAGATCCCGTCGTGGCTGGCAAGACGATCCGTTCGCTGCCGAAGCCGTCTGCCGAAACGTCACCCAAGAAGAGACGCTCGTTCACGATCGCCTCTTCCTGAATTTGAACGTCGCGACGGTCGCGACGATGCCGACGCCGAGTGACGCTATCGTCAGACCCGTGATCAGCTTGTCTGACGAACTTTTTTCTTCCGGGGCGACTACGACCTGACTCGGCAGGTAGATGCTCGAGGCTCGAAAGCATCCTTGCACCGGAGTGCCGCTTTCGTTGGTCTGCCATACGTGCGGCTCGAGCCGAAGGAGCGTCGTTACTCCAGGGAGAGGGAAGCTCTCGGTTGTGCCTAGCGGCAGGGTTTGATCGCCGACCAGAGCCTCGGCACGTCGAGAAAGCTCAGGAGGTACAGGACCGTCCGCAGCTGTCCAGGCTCGCCAACCATCCGGCGGAGGGACACGCGGACATTGCGCCGCCAGCTCGGGTCCAGCGCCGAAGGCCATCTCACATCGAGTTTACGCGCACCGGCTTGACAGGTCTAGTTTTTGCCGCGAGTATGCTATTCGGAACACCGCCGGAGTACGGCGGAAAACTAACCGATGGCGAAAACCAAGGCGCTTACACTCAAAACCAAGGCCTTGACCACCAAGTTGACGCCGGAGCAGTATGCCCTGCTCGAGGAACGAGCCGCTCTACGGGGGCTGCCGGTCAGCACGTGGACGCGCATCATCTTGCTCCAGGCGGCTCGCGCGCCGCGCAACGGGCGATTCCTGAGGATCCACGAACCGGACGGAGCCATTTCGTGACCGCACAGCAAAAGATGATGGGCTACGAGATCCCCGGCGACGAAAAGGTTCCGGTGCCCGTGCGCGACTGGAACGCGCAAAAGCTCGCGCTCTGGAAGAGTCGAGAACTGGCGACGATTGCCGCGCGAGAGGCGGAGCTGATCTTGAACCTCTGCCGACATGAGCGCCGCTGTCCCGGGATCATGAACGAAACCGAATCGTGCGTAGCCGAGTGCCCGGATCGTGAGACTCGCATGAGCGCGCTCGTGATCCTCAACGCCGCGAGGCAGCTCGCGCCGGCCGATGCTCGCAAACCCGCAGAACCGTACTACGCACCCAGCCGTGAGTACTTCAGCGAAGTGATGGCGGCACTCGCTGCGGCGCAAGTCGAGAACGAAGTGTTACGCGAAGTGATGCGGCAGGCCGGCATCGCTGTACCCGCTGGCGTCGCGCCTACGCCCCAACTTGAAGAGGTCACGTCGTGAAAGTCATCCCGAAGAAGAATCAGATCCTCGGACGCATCGTCGACGTCGTTCGGACCGAAAGCGGTCTCGCGCTGCCTACGGCGCAAAACAACGCGACCGTGTTCGCGATCGTCGATGCTGTCGGTCCTGATGTCACTGAGTACGCGGTAGGCAACATTGTCTTGCCCGCCAAAATGAACCACATCTACGTGCGTGGAGGCTTCCACCGCGTGATCTTCTCCGACACCGAAATCTTGGGGGTCGTCGAGGTATCGCGCAACCAGCTTTCCATCGGAGGTGAAGAAGTCGTCGCCACCAACGGATCGCGGGAAGCGACGGCTCCGTGAATCGCCTCGTCGGGAAGATGCGAGAACGCGTCTACGGTCGCCCCTCACGGCGCGGCATGCGCGAAGATCGTCTCGCGCCCGTTCCGCAAGACGGCACGGAGCCCGTCGTGATCGAAACGAGCCCCGGCACACGTTGCAAACCGTGCCTGACCGTTCAGAAGGACGCTGAAGCTTTCGCCGCGTGCAACGCTCTCGCTGACGAGCTCGGTCCGCTCAACGAACCGAAAAAGGCGTTCAAGATCTTGGCTTCCTCGATCGGAGACGAGGTCAACGAGGTGTTCGGCGTGATGATGTTCGACATCCATCTCCGCTACAAGGGGATGGCCGAAACAGGTCGAGGTGAACCCGCGAGCGTCATGGCTCCGATCCTGCCGACGCTGCAAGCCGCGATCGCTGCCGGAGCCGACTCGTGCATCATCTATCACGTGCACCCGAGCGGCGTGAAAGCTCGACCCAGCCAGGCCGACATCGACACGACGGACGAATTCGTTCGCGCCTTCGACGCCGCCGGAGTCAAACTTCTCGACCACGTGATCGTCGGCGGTGATTCGCGACGTCGCAGCTACTACTCTTTCGCCGAGGACAATCGACTATGACCATGCCCGCGCCGAACATGCGGATCGTTCAGCTACCGCCTCCTCAGTACCCACTCATCACGCGGGTCTTGTCGAGCCCGGTCTATCCCGAGGACGGCTCCGCCCCCATTGCGTGGCTCCTCTCTCGAGCGCATCCAAGGCTTCCTGATCAGAAGGTAATTCGATTGATCCTCGGAGGTGCCGGGATCGAAGTGTACTCAGTAGCAGCGAATCCGAATCCGGATCCCGAGAAGGAGAGTCCGTGCGTACGCACGACGATCCCCATGCGCTCTGTGCTGATCATCGAAGAAGCGATGCCTCTCGACGTTTTCATCGAAGAGCTCTCCGCTGCGGAATCCGACGACGGTTCTGACGGATTCGATGACGAATCCGACGACGAATTGCCGGAACAACCGCCTGCGAACGTCGCACCCGTCGGACCGGTCGCCGTGCCGACTCCTCCGAACGGACAGACTTCTTCGTAAGATGGCCGAAAAGAAGAAAAAGGGGCGGTACAGCAACGCCCGAGGCCCCACGACGCCGACTCAGGAGGGTGATGCCGACATCCTCGCGGAGGCAGGTGCGGAATTCAACGAAGATCGCGGAGAATTTCTGACCGATCAAGAATCCGTGCGCGCCTTGGGCGCCGTCGACGTCGAAAGCGTTCGCGAAAATCGCCGGCTAAAAGAGACGATTCGTCGAAAGCGCGACGGCGAGAAGGGCATCGTCATCAATGCCGACGACTTGCTCACGAAATACGACGTCACCGTGCAATGCTGGTCGCCGAACACCTTCGAGATCAAGGTTCAGCGGTTGGCCGGCGGCGGTCCGCTGCTTCAGTTCATTACGAACTGTCCTCGATCAGGAGCGGAGCTCTACGAAGCCTTGAAGGCGATACACGGACAGCACGCCGAAGCCGAATATTCGGTTAAGGTCGCCGATCATACAAGCAAAGAGTACCGCTGCAACGGGCGCATCACGATGCCCGACACTCGCCCCGCGGGGCAGCAAGGATACCCGATGCCCCCTCCTTACTACCCGCCGCAACCGCAACCTCAGTACCCCCCGCAGTATCCTCAGCAAGCGCCGCCGCAACCGCAGGCTCCGCCACAGACGCCGACCGCGTCCTCCGGTGCCTCGCCGGATCCCATGGCGATGATGCAGCAGGCATTTCAAATGCTCCAGCAGATGCGCGATTCGTTTCAAGCGCAGCAGCCGCCCGCGCCGCAAATGCCCCCGATGCCGACGTCCCCGCCGGGCGCCACTCAAGATCCCATGGCGATGATGCAGCAAATGTTTCAGCTGCTCCAGCAGATGCAACCGCAACCGCAGCCCGGCACGCAACAGCAAGCGGCTCCGACTCCGGCACCGATCCCGCAACCTCCTCAGCCCGCGCCGACGCCCCAAATCGATCCGATGGCGATGATGCGTCAGATGTTCGATATGTTTCGGGACTACCAGGAGATGATGCAGGCGATGCAGCCGCCTCGCGAAGAGCCGCCTCGTCGGCCGTACTTTCCTCCCGCTGATCGTCCTTTCGTGCCGCCACAGCGGCAACCGACCGCAGCCGAACAGTTTCGTGATGCGATCAGCGTCGTCCGTACAGCGGTCGATGCTACGCGAGAGCTGAACAGCCTCGTGCCGCAACAGCACAGCAGCGAAGCAGAGACCGCGGCATACGAACCCGACGAAGAGAGCCCGGTCAAAATCATCGACACAGGCGCCGGACGCCTCGTCGTCGACAAAAAGACGGGATCTCTCCGTGGTTGGGAGACCGGCTGGGCGAACATGGACAAAATGCTCAAGTGGGTAGCCGACCAACGAGAAGAGATCCAACGGGCGAACGCACGGAGTCAAGCTCCGACTCAGCAACGACAACTGCCGCCCGGGTACGTCGAAGTCACCGAAGGGTACGAGCCGCCACCGGGGTTCGTCGCGGTGCCCGTCGATCTCCCGAGGTCCGACGATCTCCCGCCACCTCCCGAGCAAGCCCCGCCTCCTCTACAGCCGAGATCTTGGGAGCCCCCCGTGATGCCCGATGGAGAAAACGGGTGAGATACCGCGTCATGATGAGCGTCGCAGTGGAGGCGCAAAACGACCGAGAGGCCATCGAGAACGCAAAGAAGCTCGCGGGCCTACTGAGATCGCCTCTCGTGAAAATGGCTGTTGAAGCCGAAGGGATCCGGCTGTGCGGCGATGGCCGTCCGGTAGTGCACCAGCCGCAACGAGAAGCCTAGACGCCCCCCGATAGGCCGCGTACGCTGCCAAGGGTGCAAACCTACGTCGTCCAATCCGGAGACAGCCCCGCAAAGATTGCGATCCGGTTTGCGGGGTGCCCCAAGTGCGCACGCGACTTGGTTCGTGCAAACCCGCAGAAGGAAGCCGTAGTCCACCCCAATGGGTTCGAAACATTTCGAAATCTGCGTGTCGGGGAGACTCTGGTACTGCCGAACAAATGGTTCTCCGGCGAACTCGACCGGCTTTCTCCCGGCTACTTCGCTGCACTTCCTCATCCGGATGGTCAAACTCCGGGACGTGTAGGCGCGCTCGGCGATTACGACGCGCTCGATCGCGCCGGCACGAAAGTGAACGCACTCGCATCACGAAGCAATCAACAATTCCATGACGAAGCCGATGGGGTAGCGGCCCTCATCGATTCAGCGATCAGCGAAGCGGACGGCAACGCGAATCCTGTCGTTTCTTGGCCGACCACGAACGCCCATGGAGCCGCTGACGACGCTCGGCAGAGCAACAAAGAACTCGGCGCCGCCATTGAAGCGGGAAATGACGCTGCGATAACGAAAGCGCGTCTGGACACTCAAAATTCGCTGTCGACGGCGCTCGGTGCTGCGCGCATCGCTCTCGAAGCCTACTACAGCACTTTGGAACCCGCGCCGCCGCCCGCGCCGCCGCCCGCGCCGCCGCCCGCGCCGCCGCCCGCGCCGCCGCCCGCGCCGCCGCCCGCGCCGCCGCCGCCCGCGCCGCCGCCGCCCGCGCCGCCGCCGCCCGCGCCGCCGCCCGCGCCGCCGCCCGCGCCTGTTGCGGAAACCGTATCACCGCCTCAAAAACAGGGGTTGAGCACAGGAGGGATTCTCGGGATCGGCTTGCTCGGGGCCGGTGCTGTGGCCGGCGCGATCTACCTCGTCCTCGAAACACCCTTCAAGCATTCGATTCGACGGGTATTCAAAGAAGAGGAGAACGACTTGTGATCGATCGACCAGTCGAAGGGGTGACAACGGATGCACGACCGCATCCTGCGGGAGCGAAAGGTGCTCGCCTGTCGCTCGAAGAAGTTGCAAAGAGAGCGTGGAAAGCGCGTATGAGTCCGCGCCTCCGAGCGTGGGCGACACAAGTCTTACACGAGAAAAAAGTTTCTCGCGGAGGGAGACGGGAAAAAGCTCAAGCTCTGCTCGACGCTTTCCGGGCCAAGGTCCCCTACATCGCCGATCCCGTGATGGGTGAATTCATCGCGACTCCGAATCAGACGCTCTGCCTCGACGAAGGCGGTCTCTGTATCGTGGGCGGTGATTGTGACGATGCGACCGTGACGCTTCTCGCAGCGCTCATGTCGATCGGTATCCCCACGAAGGTTGTAGGTAGCAGCCATCGCGAGCCGTACGATGTACCGACACACGTGTTCGGAGCCTTTGAAGACGATCTCGGATCTTGGGTCCGTCTCGACGGAACCACTAAGTTGCCAGTGGGACGAACGCCTCCGCATTCTCGAGAGTGGTGGGTCGAACCGGGTGAAGAAGCGAAAGCGAGTGGCGAAGGCGACTTCGTTGGGATGAGCGGCAGCGGCGATCTCAATGGACCATCGACAACGTTCGATTTGCGCTATCCTGGGATCCGCTAGTCCGCCGTACGGCAGACGTGCGGCGCACTAGAACAAAGAACGACGACGAACAACTGCCGTTGCTGTTGTTCGGATATTCGTTCTCGTAATTGGCCGCTATCGCTGACTTTTTACGCATTTCTCGGTTGCGTCGCGGAGCGCACGCCATTCTTCGTACAGACGCGAAGGAGGTAATCCGTTGACCCGCCGAATTCGCACGGAAAGTCTTATCAAGCCGACGTGACATGGGCCTTTACGACGATCGCTTGGCTGCCCTCAGTGAACCGCGAACTTCCGCGGCGGGTAGTCGTGCACAACGTGCGTACCCGATCGGTCGAGAAGCTTCGAAGTCTATGGCCGTCCAGTCATTGCTCTTCTCGAAGAGTGATTGGACGACAACGAAGGCCAAAGCGTGGGCGAAGTCTCACGGATACCGGTACGGCAAAGTGGACGTCACCGATCAGTACGTCCGCCTTCGTCAGTTCTCGCCGAAAGGCACCAAAGTCAAACGCACCATCACGCTCGGCCGGGGTATCCGCGCCGTAGTGGCACGAGAGGAAAGAATGGCTGCTCCCAGAACGAAAGAAGCTCGTCGTCGAACCACCAAGAAGGCGCCCAAGCGGCGCAAGCGGCGAACGGCCCGCGCAGCGGCGCCTCGCCGTCGCAAGCGTCGGTCGAGCACCGTAATGGAGGCGCCTCGCCGCAAACGTCGGAAGGCCGCGAAGAAGCGGCCGGTGAAACGCCGACGTCGCCGAACAGCCGCAGCCGCAGCCCCGCGTAGGCGTCGACGCCGAGCGCCCAGGCGGACTCGAGAAGAGTCATGGTACGGCGACAGCGCCGGGCATTCTCGTGCAGCCAAGAAAGGTTGGCGTGGCCGCCGACGTTCGCCGAAGCGGCGGAGGCGGACTCGTGAGCCGTCGATGCGCGCCGCTCGTCGAAGCGGTGACGGCATGGGTGTCGCGGAGCTGGCGATCTCACTGGTCTCCGGTGGTTTCGGCTTCGTCGTCGCCGATGGTCTCGATCGATTCCTCGCGACGTACAACCCGAGCGCCGAAGGTGAACTGCCCAAGGACAAGTTCACGTCCGACGGCGCCGGCACGCTCGCGAACACGCTCAACGTCGCTTCGCCTCCGGGCATCGCGCGCGTCGCGGCGGGTATCGGCATGACCGCACTCCCCGCAGTGGCGGCCATGTACTCCAAGGGCCCCTACATGCGTCGTTCCCTCGAAGGAGTCGCGATCGGCTCCGGTGCATCCCTCTTCAAGATGCTCTGGAACAACGTCGTCATGCCGATGCTAAAGCCGAAGGACACTTCGGCGGCAGCGATGCGGAAGAGCTACATCGCGCGGCTCTACCCCGCGGAGGTCTCGGCCGCGATCAATCGCGAGGCGAAGCAGACCGCCGTCTCGAGCGGCGGAGGTGCCGGAGCACTCTCGGGCGCAGGGGACGTCGGACCGTTCGCACTCCAAGGTCCGGAGTCGTATCCGAACGCGGCAGAGGCTCTCCGAGCCGCAACGGGTGTCCGTGGGACCCCCGGAAACGGTTTCCCCACGGTTCAGAACACGTGGGGTACCGGAGAAGAGAGCTATCCGACCGCCCAGCAAGCTCTCTACAAGAAGGAAGGTGTGGTCGGCGCCGATTGGGAGCCGGGGCCCCCGCCGCTCCCCGGCCCCGGACCGCAAGCCGCGCCGGGTGAGGATCCCGCATGCGGTTGCATCGGTGAGAGCAACCAGTTCCTCGGCTTCGTCGGTGACGAAGGCGACGACAAGGTGTTCCCGCTCACCGGGTGAATCTGATTCACCCACATCGCTTCGCCCCGGTAGGCTTCGAGCCCCGGGGTCGAGGCATTGCAAGGACCCACCCCGCGTCGGCCCAAAGACACGGCGGGAACAAAGGAAAATCAAATGGCCAGAACCAGCATTGTCAGCAAGCCCCAGCACCGATACGGCGACAGCCAAGCCAAGGTGCGTCGCGTTCCGTTCGGTCTCGGAGAAGCCCCCGGCACCGTTGGCGCCGCGGAGAAGTGTCTCCGTTGCAGCTTCGGAAACATCCCGGTGGTCGAGGAGGTCGTGTGGACCATCCCGCTCCCTCTGACCGCCAGCGAAGCGCTCGCCACGTTCGGCGAGACGGTGAACCTGCTCTCGGGTAGCTCGAGCGTGCCCGGCGTCGCCAGCATCGACTCGACGTTCCTCATCAACGGCATCTTGCAGACGGACATCCTCGCTCAGGGGATCGGCGTGCACGTCTTCTGTGAGCCGATGAGCTTTTCCACGATTGGCAACGCCTTCAACGCGCCGAACGCACCGCTCGGCAGTTCGCCGCCGTCGCCGGATGTGTTCACACTCTTCGATATCGCCGCGGGTGCGCTCGGTCCCGACATCAACACCGATGCGAACGATCCGAACTTCTTCCCCGCGGTGTTCGAGTTCGGTGGCCCCGTGTGGCGCGCCGGTTGGAACTTCATCAACGCCTACCAATTCCAGTGGAAGACGTCGCAGCGTGAGCTCGTCTTGAACGAACTGGCCGCCGACGTGAGCTACTTCGGTTCGTTCGCCGATGCGATGGCGAGCGGCACCTCGGAGGTGCCGATCATCGAGTTCGTGGCGCTCGTGAACGCGGTCTACCGCTCGAAGGGATCGGGTACGATCTTCCTGCCCGTCTCCTTCCGTCGCGTGGGCAGCGTCACGACGGACAACCCCGTGGCGGGAGGCACCAACGTCGGCATCTTCCACCCGACGCGCGATTTCGATCTCGCGCCGGTCACCTGGGGCGGTCTCCGGTGGCAGGGCTACGGTTGCCGCGGTCAGATGTACCGCCCCGTGGAGAGCCCCTGCTTTCTCGAGCGCGGCATTCCGATCGGGATGCTCTTCAACAGCCAGGACGCCGTGCATCAGGCCCAGATGATGGAAGCCCTGACGATCGACAACGAGCCATTCGGTACGAACGTTTCGCCCGACGAGAACGTCGGCGGCGCGACGAGCGGCGGTGGAGGCACTGCAACCATGCTCGAGCAGACCCTCGACGCGGTGCCCGTCTACGCGCCACAGATCGTCAACGTCGACAGGCAGATCTTCAAGGGCGGCATCCTGAAGATCGCGATCAAGATCAAGGGCTGGGAGATGCCCGGCGGCTGGAAGGCGTACTGCGCGCAAAACATGCCGCAGGTTCTTTCCCCGGCGCCCGCGTCGGCCTGATCTTCAAACCCCCGAAGCAGCCTCGAGCGGCGCGGCCGAAAAGCGCCGCGCCGCTCGTCGTCTTTGTAGGAGAAGCCCCGGATGCAGCCGAAAAATCAGAACGTGAAAAACCTCGCGATCTACTCGCCGCGCATCGCGTACGGAATGATCGTGGGAGTGCCGCGCGTGCCCGTCGTGGTCGACGTGCCGATCCAGTTCTCCTCTAGTACGGTGAACGCGCCTCCCGTCGAAGCGAGCTTCGACAACAACCTCACGCAGGACACGATGATCGAGCGCGTGAGCTTCAATCTGTTCCAGCAAAACAGCTTCCCGGGCAGCCCGTTTCAGAGCCTCTACTTCAACCAGCTGAAGCAGTCGGGGCAAACCGGCGTGGGCATCAACATGCAAGTGTTCGGCGGCCCGAAGTATGCGATCAACGACGGCTTCACCGATCTGGGGAATCTGGTCGATGTGTTCGCCACGACGTGGCCCGAAGGTTGGCCACTCGCCAGGCAGAGCAATGTTCGGGTGCGTGCGATCCTCACGCAGACACCAACGAGTGTACCGTTCAACATCCTGATCACCTTTCTCGGGTGGCAATTCCTGGACAAGTCGATCGACGATCTCAGCGACGAAGACTGCCGTGCAAGGCTCCGGAAGCTCGGCATCGAAACGCCCGAAGTGGCGTCACTCCTCAAAGCCTGATCTGCAATGTCCCATCAGAACGTGATCCAGCTCCAATCCTACCCCGGTGGGGTGTCGGCGGGGATCCGTTCAACGCTTCTCGAAGGCCGTAGCGAAATCGTCTCGAACGGTCCCAATCCCGAATTCGGATTCATCGGCAGCGATCCGTACAACACCAACGCCTACACAGGTCTTGTCGTACCCGCGGCGCCCAGCGCAAGCATCGGCGGCGCTCGCTACCTTTTCCTCCTGGCGAGAGCAAGCTTCGGCGTTGGTGAACAAGGCCCCGAAAATCGAGGCGTGCGGCTCGTCGGCATCCGTCAATACGCCGAGCTCGCGGCGAGAGTCGCGAGAAGCGTCGAAGATCCGAGTCTCGTCACGTTCCGTCGAGAGATCGTGAGCCCACTGTGGCATCCGCCCGACGGCAACATCTCCTGGCACGTGATGATCCTCGTCAAGGGCCATCGAGACACGAGAAATCCGGCGAACACCGACGGCATCATCTTTCAGGACGCTCTGTCGCCTGCGCTGCTCTATCAAACGCTTGGTCCCTACACACCGCCGAACGGTGGTCGTCCGTGGGGGCGCCCTTTGGCGTCGAGCCTCGGCAACATGCACGAGCTCCGGTACAAGTGGCGTACAGATGCCAACGAGTACATCCTCGACATCCCACTACCGGTGCCGTGCGACGTCGCTTTCTTCGCGAGCGTACGGCAGAACGATCCGGCGCTGAATCCCCCGTCTCAGACAGCAGATCAGTTCTCCGCTGTCAGCGATGAGGATCGATTTCTCCTCGCCTACCCGACCGCCCAGTACGGCACGATCGCCGGATCGCTGGTCTTCGATCAGAACATCGGAGCGGGGACGCCATGACTCGAGTTTCTGGAGCTTTCGGGGCAGGTCTCGGTGCGATTTTCGGCGGAGCCGCCGGAGCATTTGCGGGTTCCGAATGGAGCGAAATCGGTTCCGGCTATTTCGGTCCGATGACGCAAGAACAGAAGGACAATGCGTTGATCGGTGGCGCAGTGGGCGCCGTCCTCGGAGCCGCCGTGGGAGGCGCCATCGGCGCAGGGCACCTCAGCGATTGCGAACCTGTCGGCGTCGGCGCTTTTCTCGGGGAGAACCTCTCGCTCGGAGGGACTCCCGCACAAAGCAGCCCCGGCTTCGATTTCGTCACGGATGTTCCCGTGCAAGGGCCGACCAACGAACAGATGCGAGCCACCGACTGCTGGTTCGCAGAGAACCGAATCCCAGCACGCCCTGCGTGCGCAGACTGTAGCGGAGGAACGATTCCCATGTGGGCACGACAATCAGGAGTAGGTGAGCTCGTCTCATTCGGTGGCCGAGTCGTCGGCGGGTACGCACTGGCAGCCCCGGGAGATCCCGATGTGTGGTCGACCCTCTCGCCTGCGCAGCAGACGTGGGTGATGCAAACGCTCGTCAAGCTCGACGGCTTGATCAAAGCAACAACCGGCACAAGCTGCGCGACGTTCGGTCCTTCGATTACCGCCGCGGGAGGTTGCTTTCAGGGCTGGTACAACAAGAATTTCTTACCGATCAATCCGGCGGCGAAGGTACTTCGTACGGACGGCGTTTTCGATCAGGACACGCTCGACGGCCTGCGCACGGTCGCGGCGCTCGATCCCAAGAATTTCCCCACACCGATGCCGGGTACCGAACTGCCGGGCACGGCTCCCGCTGAAGAGAAAAAGAAGCTCTCCACGGGCGCAATCGTCGGTATCAGCGCAGCCGGCGCCGCCGTACTCGGCGGAGTCGTCTGGGTCGCCACCCGAAAGAAGTCCCGAAGGACTCGGAGACACTGATGCTCTATCAAGTGCAGTGGGGCGATTCGCCCGCGAAAATCGCCAGAAAGTACGGAGTGTCGATGAGTGCGCTCATCGCTGCGAACCCGCAAAAGACGACTACGGTCGTAGCGAGAACGCGTACGTGGCGATCGATCACGCCGGGTGAACGGATCGTTGTCCCCGTCGGTGGTCGTGTGGGCGACGAATTCAGCGATTCGTTCCGCAACTTGGTCACCGTGCTCATGAACACGGGCGGCCCGTGCTCGCAGGCGAACGCACAGGTCGTTTGCGCAATGCAAAAGCTTCTCGGCGTCACACCCGATGGCAAGTACGGATCCGGAACAGCCGCCGCAGCCCGAAAAGTCTACAGTGGAGCGCCTGCTGCCTGTTCGACCCAATCGTGGTGGGTGAAGGGGCAGAGCGCGTGCGATCCCCGCATCACCGCGCCATCGGCACCTTCTCCGGCTCCTTCTCCGTCGCCGGCCCCGAGCGGCAGTGTGCATCCCGCGCTGCTCGCGCTCGTCGGTATCGATCCGTGTGATCCCGCCAACGTGCGATACGTCTGCCAGGCGCAAGCGGCCCTCGGCAAAACGGATGGCTCGGGGCTCGATGGCAAGTACGGCAGCGGTACCGCCGCGGAAGTCCGTCGTCTTGTGCCGAATGCTCCTCCGGGCTGCTCCCCCCGGCCGGCCTGGTGGGCTCCCGCCGGCAAGAGCAACTGCCCCGGTACAGCGTACCCTCCGTCAGGAGGGAGCCAGCCGGCCCCCGTGCCGTCGCCGGTCGCGCCGCCCCCGCCGGTCGCGCCGCCCCCGCCGCCCGCGCCATCGCCCGTCGCGCCGCCCCCGCCGTCGCCTGTCGCGCCGCCCCCGCCGCCCCCGCCTCCGACCGGATCGACTGGCACTACGTATGTGGTCAAATCGGGAGACACTGGCGAAAAAATCGCAGCCGCTTTCACCGGTGACAAGAACCGCTGGCGAGAGCTTTTGACCGTCAACCGGACGCTCAAAGATCCGAAGTACGGGATCCGGCTGTACGCCGGCAAGACGATCAACATCCCGGCGTCGTGGGTCTCCGCGGCGCCTCGTCCGTTTCCCGGTGGCGAAGTCACGCCGGCTCCCGGCGGAGGCGGCGGAGTCGCCCCGGCCCCCGGCGGAGTCGCCCCGGCCCCCGGTGGGGGTGGCGGAGTCGCCCCGGCCCCCGCGCCGGCCCCCGGTGGGGGTGGCGGAGTCCCCCCGGCCCCCGGCGGAGGCGGCGAAGTCGCCCCGGCCCCCGGCGGCGGTACAAACGTCGAAGTCGTCACGCCCCCGAGTGAGAAGAAGCTCTCCACCGGCGCAATCGTCGCCGGATCGGTTGGTATTGCGGCGCTCGTGGGCGTCATGGCACTCGCAGCATCGAAAGGTTCGACCAAAACGACCACGACGTCTCGAACGACCACGCGCAGGGCGCCTGCGAAACGGCGAGCGCCGGCAAAACGACGCGCACCGACGAAACGGCGCAAGCCCTCAAAGCGAAGGAAGAAGTGACCATGGAAGTCATCATCACGAGAGATCAGCTCGAAGCTGCCGGCGCCTGTGACGTGTATCTGCGATCGCCCGAATGGGATGCGGAGCACAACGAAGGCACAGGAGCGCTCGTCTACTCGGACTGGGAAGCGACGGTGGCGCGACTTTCATCGACACAGGCCGGACTTGGTCGGCTCGGCTATCTCGTCGGGAAACGTCTGGTACCGATGTCGCGAATCGAATTCCGAACTCTCCGACGAGAAAAACAGGCAGCGATAGCGGTGCCCGAGGAGCAGATCAATGGGTGAGTTTCGAATCGGACGTACACGTGCGCAGCACTCCTACCCGGAAGCGCAGCGCGGCGGAGCAGGTGTACTAAGTCTCGCGCGAAACTTCGCGCAAGCGGAAAAAGTCACCGTTCCTATATCCGACGCCGGAACCCAGATCCCTTGGGGCTTCATCGAAAGCGTGGACGCCTGGGATGCCACGGTCACGTACGGGATCAATGACATCGTGTCTTTCGACGGCACGACATGGATCTCACTTCAGGCGGGGAACCTCAACAACTCCCCCCCGCTGGAAGGCGCGGGGCCCACGGCGTTCTGGGCACAGAACACCGCGATTCCGATCACGCCTCGCAGCTCGGGTGTCGTGGTCGTCACGGGATCGCTCTCCATCGACAACGGCGAAGCCACAGAACAAACGGTAGCGATCGGCATCCTTCAGAGCGGCACGGTTTTTCCTGTGAACTCGCCTGTCGCGACGTTGAACGTTGACGACAATCTCGTCACGTTCGTGGCAGAAATCACGGGTCTTTCCATCGGTATCACTGAGGGAATTGCCATCGTACTGACAGCCGCCGCGGGCATCACGACCACGGCACTCGACGGCAATGCCAGCGTCGTCGAAGTGCACGAAGTGATCGAGGCCACGGGCTGAAAGGAGCCGTCATGAAGCTGATCCATGAAGAGACCATGTGCTGCGGATACAAGCGGTGCCCGAAGATCCGCATCTTCGAGGACGGCTCCGTGGAGATCAGTGATGATGATCCCCAGGAAGGATCCGTGGGCACGATCAAATTGAAACCTCGGACAGCCGACCGTTTGGTCGAGCTGCTATCGGAAAGGATGGAGTGATGCGCATCACCGGAAGAAGAGGCACCCTCGGAGAAACCTACCCCCGAGGCAATCCCACAGGGGCGGTGGCGGCGCTCACGAACCGTTTCCTCGTCGGCGACCAAACAGGCGTGCCAGCGGTCCAATCGCCGGCAGCACCTTATCCGATCGCAGCTGTCAACTTCACCCGTCGCGCAAGCGGGTTCTTCCAGCTGAATCTGATGATTCCGATCACGCTCGCGGGTGCGGACGCGCAAGTCGGTTTCGAAGCGCTCGGCGCAGCGGGCACTACCGGAGGCGGTACTGCCTACGAGGATTGGCTCATCGACGACGGGACCCCTCTCGTAGTTCCGGGCGCCGCTTTGACCGTCTTGGGGCTGAGTCTATTTCAGGTATCCGCTGGCGAACTGGGAAGGACCGTAGTGCTGACAGGAGTCAACAGCACTCCACTTCCCGCGGGTGCCGGCACGATCTGGATCACTGAAGTCACCGCAGGACCGACACAGATCACTTGCGCCGGTCTGATCGCCTCCATCTACGAGCTCCCGTAGCTCATGCTCGAGCTCATCGGGCTCGTCGGGATCACCCTCATCATCGTACGGGGGACGATCTTCGGGCCCGTACGTCGCCTGTGGCCAGCGCTTCTCGGCTGCGCGCAGTGCACCGGTACGTGGATCGGCGCGGCAGCAGGCGGCGCCGGTCTCTTGCCATTGGGCCATGGGGCCGTTTTAGACGCCGTTTTTCTCAGTGGCGCGACAAGTGTTTCCTCTCTCGCGGTCGACGCCGTGCTGATACACTTATTGGGCGACCCGAAGGAGGCCGATCCATGCGACGAAAGCTGAAAAACCTGAAGAACAAGAGCGGCCATTCGGAGAACGGCGCCCCCCGGCAGCTCCTCGACGAAGCGCTCTACCGAGAACACACGGCCGCACTGACGGTCGACGCCGCGCACCGCTACGACAGCGAATACTCCGGATGGAGCAACGCTTCGAGACCGCGCGATCAGGCCGTCAGCCTCCGGCCCGTGAACGTCAACCGGAACTGAACCTTGCTGCGGTTCTAGGGGAATCGCCATGGTTCATATCATCGGCAGAGGCCGTTTCGCACGAGAGAGCTACGCGATCCGGCAACTCCCTACCGTATTCGACGGTCTGCTCAACGTGCGCCAATTCGGGGCCACTGGCAACGGTGTAACCGATGATACGAATGCGTTCGTCAACGCTTTTGCCGCATCTGATGCGCAGGGTCTCTTGTACGTTCCGAAGGGTAACTATGCGATTCAAGCCGGAGTACTGACCGTTGCAGCCGGACAAGGTATCTCCGTCTTCGGTGACTTCACAGGTACGACCGTACAGAACTCTAAAATTATTGCTACTGGCGGTGCAGGAGCGTTGCTTACAGCAGCTTCGGGCGCCAGATTCAGCGCTATAGGTATCGAGTTCGATGGTGGGGGTGTAGCCGATGACTGCATCAACGCCACAAGTGTAAACGATCTCTACCTTGAACACATCTGGGCTCACAGTGGCACCAATAGAGGTATCGCCGTACGACAATGCAACGATGCTATCATCCAATCTTGCCGTGCTTCTAGCAACGGCAGTGCGGGTATAGAAATCGGAGGTTCTAACGGATCTGTGCTGACGGCCATTGCGGCCAATAGCAATGGTGGTCCGGGAATCGACATCTTCGGTCAGATTTTCGATCCGACTGTCAGTGCTGCCGCCATGGTTATTGCCAATACACGACAGCTCTCACTCAACGGAACAGCGCAAATACGGTGTCGCGGAACCGCGGAAGTTCGTATGTGGGGAGTGTACTTCTTACCCGCCAACACAGCAGATTCACTCTATCTCGATAACTGCTCAAATACGGATGTACGTGCCGCTAGAGTAGTGCCGGGGGGTAATCCGGGAGTCGCTTATCGTATATACGGTTGTCGTTCTACTATACTTGATGGTTGTTCTAGCGCTTTCAATGGATCTGGTTACGGATCCATCCACTGGAAAGGCAATATACCGGATATCGTTCGCTGCTACCAAGAAAGCAATGTGACCAATCAGATCCCTTTGCCTGTGGTGAATGACCCGTAAAAGAAGGACAAACGAATGACCTACATCCTAGGCAGAGGTAGATACGCCCGAGAAGTCTACCCAACTCCGAAAACGGCGGCCGGCGGTGCGATCGAACAAGTCATCGCTGACCCGGGAATTTTCATCGTCGACGGAGCAGGTCCCATCGTCACCGTCGGCCTGGTTCTCGGCGCAGACGGCACCGTCCTCACCATGGCGGGAGGCGCGCCTGTTTGGTCGCCCATACCAACGCCAGCTGCCCCTCAAGGGGGTTGGCTCTTCTACGACGGAGCCAACGTCACCGTTCCAATAGCCGCTGCCGGAACGCCCGTGTTGATCACGACCGGGGCTCTCGGAGCCACCGCCGTCGACTTCAGCTCCCCGAGTGCAGGCGTCCTCCAGTACGACGGCGCTGATCCAGGAAATTTCGCACTTTCCGCCGGACTGTCGATGACACCGACGAACCCTGCTCTCGGTAGGACATGCCGTATCGGCATCGCTCTAAACGGTACCCAGATAGCGGGTTCTACGATTTCGATCGAATCCGCAAACGGCGCTCCCGTCGAAGCGATGTCTTCGGCCATTTCGCCGCTAGCCAACGGAGATCAATTGCAAGTAACGATTTCAAACGTAATCGACACCGCAAGTCTGGACTTCGTTAGCTTGTTTTTGCTGGCGCACACTTTGTGAATCGATCCCCATGCGTTGGTTCTTCTGGTACATCGATCATCAAGGACAGTTCACGTCCTACGGTCCCGAGCCTCTTTCCGATTACGATGCGTGGCGGCTGGAGAACTCTATCCGGAGTCGCTATCTTGGAGCCCGTCTCACGCGCTTCGTCTGGCAGCCGGGTTGGCTGGTTTGGAATCCGGATGTCCGTGACGATCGGCAGCTGCTTGCGGGCTCTCCGCCGACAAAGGTATACGCCTGATGCGGCAACGCTTCCCGTGGAGAGCTCTCGTCGCAGGCGGAGCCGCGCTCGGCGTCGTCGGCGCGATTGCCGCTTCGACCCGAGCCTCACCGCCCATTCCTGTTCGACAACCTCTCGGGCGCGTGGCGCTCATCGGCGACTCCTACGCCGTGGGTCTCGGTCCGGAGCTTGAAAAGCTTCTTCCAGACTTCCGACACGAAGGGTACGTCGGCACGAACACCTCGCAATGGGCGCAGCATTCGTCCGCATGCGGACAGTGCGGCGATTGGCTGACGGCATTTCGGCCCGATGTCGTTCTCGTCTCACTCGGAGTGAACGATGGTTCGGCGCCGAATCCCGTCTACTACCAGAGGATCGTGCGAGGCCTCGAGAGCATCGGCGCGAAAGTCGTCTGGATTGATCCTCCTGCTGCCGTGAACACCCCATCGCGAGCCGTGATCGCATCGCTTGGTGTTCCGACGATTCCGGCAACCCGTTCGCCACTCCGTTCTGACGGGCTACATCCGCTGTCCTATGCGCCGTGGGCCCGAGAGATCGCGGAGGTGCTCCGTGCTTGACTGGCCTTTCTTCGGCGACGCTCTGTGGAAGGTGAGCGATCAGTTGGGCATTCGTCCTGAATGGCAGCTGCCCGTGATCAGTCTCGAAACTGCCGGCACGTTCGACCCAGCGATCACGAATCCCGGCGGTTGCGTCGGACTCAACCAGTTCTGCCCTTCAACCTACTCGCGATACGTGTCCGTTCCTGTAGCGCAGTATCGCGCGTGGCCGGCCAGTCGGCAATTGGCAGGACCGATCTTCAACTACTGGCGCGACGCAACACGAATCGCACCCATACATTCCGCAGTAAAGCTGCTCTTGGCTCAACTCTCACAGCGACTTCTGCGAACGGCGCCGGCTCTCGACAGCATCGTGTTCGCCGCACCAAGTACCGAATATTCAGCTAACTCTGGCTTCGACACATCAAGAAAAGGGTACATCACGGTCCAGGATTTGGCGAACGCGCTTTCACCGAGAGCTCGAAGCGTGGATGTGAGAGACCTCATCGCTCGCGCGTATTCGATGCGTCCTGGGGAGCGTCCTTTCGATCCTGTGTACGGAACAGATTTTGGAGATCGACCGCCGATGGAATTGATCCTTCCGCCTGCGCCTGTGCCTCTACCGAAAACAGGAGGACTCTTCGCGGCAACGGGCGTGATCGCCATGGTCGCAGCAGCAGCTTTTGGCGCCAGCAAACTGAAGGTTCTCTCTCGTGTACAGTGAAAGAACAAAAATCGCTTTGGCTGTTCCCGTCGGATGGCGTCGCGCGCGATCTGGATCGAGCAGCACTATCACGAACCTGGAGGGGCAATAAAACCGTGGGGTCTCCACCACGGGGTGACAGTGCTTGCCAAGATTTGATAGGATGTGCCGTATGAGATTCCTGATCTGGATCATTTCCTTCTGTCTGCTTTTTGCATGTTCCTCGGAACACTCCGGAAGGCCGCTCGTCGGTCAGCGCGCGGAGGCGCTCACGCTCTCGTTCCAAAAGACGGTCGTCGACGCCACTGCGTCCGGGGACTGCAAGGCGGTGGGCGACGTCGACGGCGACTTTCGCACGGACCTGCTGATCGCAGGCGCCTCGCTCACGTGGTACGAGGCGCCGACCTGGACGAAGCACGTGGTCGCGACGGCCGCCGATCAGTTTACTACCTTCGGGACCGTGGCCGACGTCGACCACGACGGGGATCTGGACTTCATGACGGCGGACGGTGGCGACGCCGTCTGGCTCGAGAACCCGCTGCCGGCAGCCAGCGCGACCACCACGTGGAGCCGTCACGTGATCGGAACCATCGGCGGATTCGGCAAGGACGTGTTGCCGGCCGACTACGATGCGGACGGGCGGATGGACGTTGCGATCCGCAGCGGACATTTCAATGGCCTGCCACCCGTCGACTTCATGCTCGTATTCTTCCAGGACGCCGGAGACTCCTGGACGCGCACCGAGATCACGCAGAACAACCTGGGCCACGAAGGCGCTGGAGCAGGCGACGTCGACGACGACGGCTTTGTCGACCTGATCGGCCAGGGGGCGTGGTTCCGAAACCCGGGCAGCCTCCGGGCGCGCACGGACACGTGGCAGACCTACACGATCGATACCGGTGGCACCGTCAACGCCGACTTCAAGGCGCTCGTCGCGAACGTCGATGGGCAGCCCGGGGCCGAGGTCCTCTTCTCGAGCTCGGAGAATACCGCGGACGTCGAATGGTTCGGAACGTCGAACCCACGCGGCGGCACGTGGACGCGCCACGTGATCGCGGCGAGCATCGAGCGGGCACATACGCTCCAAGCCGGCGATTTCGACGGCGACGGCGTGCTCGATGTCGTATTTGCGCAGCTCCACATCTCGACTGCGAAGCAGGTATGGCTCTACCTCAACGGCGGCGATGGGACAGCATGGACGCCTCAGCTGGTGGACTCGGGTGAGGGGATCCACAACGGCGTCGTCGCGGACGTCGACCACGACGGCTTTCTCGACATCTTCGGTGCGAACTTCATCGACGGACCGTACGGCGCGCGCCTCTGGCGCTCGACGACGATGGTGCTGCCTCCTCCGACCGATGCAGGTCCCGACGGCGCGAGCGACGCCGGCGTCGTCAGTGACGCGGGAAGCGACGCGGCGCCTGGAACCGATGGGGCGAGTGACGCAGCGGTAGCGTTCGACGGCGGCGCCGGCGGCGCCGGCGATGCGGCGAGCGATGCGACCCTGCTCGATGCCATGAGCGATGCGGGCCTGTTCGACGCTGGCGCCGGCGCGGGCGACGGCGGCCTCCCCGTGCAGTGCTTGATCGGTACCGACGCGATCGGCACAAACGACAACCTGTACGGCACCGGCTACACGGAGACCGCGCGGTTCACCTCCGTCGCCGCCGGGACCGTCTCGCGGCTTCGGGCCTTCGTGGCGGCCAGCAACACGGCCACGACGGTGAAGCTCGCGCTCTACGACGACAGCTCGGGCCCGGACGTGAAGTTCGGGGACTGCTCGGTGACCTCTCCTCAGAACGGCGCGTGGAACGAGTGCAGCCTCGCGAGCTCGGTGGGTGTGGCCGCGGGCGTTCAATACTGGATCGCCATTGCCAACGACGGTGCGGGCGCGGGCCATTATCTCAACGTCGAGGGCACCGGACTATCCGCGTACAAGGCGGGCGCCAGCTTCCCGAACCCCTTCGGCTCGGTTGACGGCCTCTGGTCCGCCACTCCGAGCTTCTGCGCGTCACCCTGAAGAGGAAACAACCATGACGGTCTTTCTGGGCGAACAACTCACTTCAATCGGTGTGGGGTTCGATCGCAACAAAGTCCCTGCGACTATGCGAAAGACCATCCCGAGATGGTTGTCCTCTGCAATCCACGACGCCGAAAAACCTCGCACAGTAGCTCGTCGTGCGTTCGCGGCGTCGATGTGGATGAAAGGTTACGGGCGTGATCCGTCCTACGGGCTCACTCCCGTAACAGGCACCGACAGCACGAAGACTCCTGCCTATGTCGGCATTCTCTATGATTGGGATCACCCTTTCTGGAAGGATCCGAACTACCCGCAGCGCCAGCGAGATCGCAACAATGCGCTCGCTCACCCTCCTTTCTGGCGCACACAGCACACAACCTACAACCCTCTGGAGATTGCTGGCCAGGGGTTGAAAATCGCCGGACACATTATCAAAGCACCGATCGATGCAGCGAACGCGATTGCCGACGTAGCCGGGAGTATTCCCGTCCTCGGTGACGTGACACGCATTGTCGGAGAAGCGGCTACGGGCCCGCTCAAGTTAGCGAAGGACATCGCTTCAGGCGCCAGGCTTGACAGAGCGCTGCTAAAGTCCATCAAAGATCAAGTTCGCATCGCGAAAGAAGCCGCTCCCTACGCGCAAGCCGTAGTGTCGATGGTTCCCGGAGTAGGTAGCGGTGTTTCCGCTGCAATCGGTGCGGGCGTTGCTCTCGCCGAAGGCAAAGGGATCGACGAAGCTGCGAAGGCGGCTGTTCGCAGTGCTTTGCCTGGGGGGCCGATAGCCGCAGCCGGATTCGATGCCGCAATGAAAGTGGCAAAAGGAGAGAACGTAGGAAAAGCCGCACTCGAGAGCGCACGTAACCTCGTGCCTGAAGGTTTGGCACGAAAAGCGTTCGATATCGGGCTTGCCGTCGCATCCGGGCAGAACATTCAACAAGCTCTGGTGCAGGGGTTCGCGAAAATGGGGGCTGATCAGCTGCGAAGTGTTGCCGGCGATTGGATCAAGGCCGTCGTCTCCAAACCCGACGTGCTGAAAGCGTTCTCCGCAATTCCCAAAGATGTGGCGCCAGGGTACGCGCTCGCAATGGGGGCTCTCGGACACGAAGGGATCAGCCCGCAAGCGCTCGCGATCTTGCGAAGCAAGCTGTCGCCACAAGCCCAAGCCGGGTTCGATCTCGCACTGGCATCGCAGAAGAAAAACATCCCTTGGCTCCCCTCGGCAAAAGAGCTGACCTCTGTGGCCGTTCGCCGACCGCCGACACTGCGCACGGGGACAGCTCCCGCGGCCATTCGCCGACCGCCGACACTGCGCACGGGGACAGCCCCCGCGGCCGTTCCCGCACCCCGAAAACCCCCCACGCTCAGAACCAGCAAAGCGCCGGGAACCCCCGCGCCGAAACCGGCACAGAAGTCCGTGCAAACATCGAGTCCTCAGATCGTGTCTCCCGCTGTGATCGGACCCTATCCTTGATGTCACGGTCCGATTTCGCGATGGTCACTTCTGGTCGCGGCATGGCGGAGTCGGCGTCCGCCCATCTCATCGCGGCATTCGGAGCCCCGCGCGGCTGTTGCTGGATGACTATCGACGCAGGCCTTCGGCCGTCGCGGCATTCGGAGCCCCGCGCGGCTGTTGCTGGCTCGTGATCTGGCCTCTTCTGGTCGCGGCATTCGAAGCCCCGCGCGGCTGTTGCTGGGGATGCGGAGGCTGTCCGACGCAGAGAAGACGGAATCGTCGCGGCATTCGGAGCCCCGCGCGGCTGTTGCTGGCTGTGTGCCCCCGCATGACGTACTAGCCGTGCTGAGTACGTCGCGGCATTCGGAGCCCCGCGCGGCTGTTGCTGGCTCGAGTTCGGCTTGAAGCATCGCTTGGGACGTCTCGTCGCGGCATTCGGAGCCCCGCGCGGCTGTTGCTGGCTGTCGTGCCCGTGGTGAACGCGACACCCCATCCGGCGGTCGCGGCATTCGGAGCCCCGCGCGGCTGTTGCTGGTCGATTACATTTTTTTCGCCCGCGACCGATCGCATGCGTCGCGGCATTCGGAGCCCCGCGCGGCTGTTGCTGGCCCGCAGCCCTCGCCGCCCTCGCCGTCGTCGTCCTCGTCGCGGCATTCGGAGCCCCGCGCGGCTGTTGCTGGGGGACGTCGGCGCCGATGTACTTCGCGACCTCGATGTCGCGGCATTCGGAGCCCCGCGCGGCTGTTGCTGGGGGGCAACCCGTACACGCTGACCCGGTATGCGGGGGTCGCGGCATTCGGAGCCCCGCGCGGCTGTTGCTGGCTCTCTCCTGAGCCCGTAACGATATCGCGATCTTGCATCGCGGTTTGCGAGCACTTCCTTGCATCGCGGTCTTTTCTCGACTCCGCCGGCCTTCGTAGCGGCACTCGGATCCCACTCTTCCTTCGAGGGTACGCACATTTAGTCCGTTTTTCGAGCGGTGACCGCATTTCCCCCGTCGCGGGACTGCTCGCGGTCCTGTTCGACGGCGCGCCTCTTTGGTTTCTTCATTTCCGCAATCTCATCGGCGCAGCTCGGGCAGTAGCGCACCTCATCGACGATGCGGAACCTGTGGCACCTACGACAGATCGATCGCTCTCTCGTCATTTTCGGCTCCTCTCGCGTTCGACGGCCGCGTCGGTCGCGGCCTGGTGGATCAGGCACAGCCGCAGAACGTTCCCAAATCCGGCGACGCGCTCCCAGCGGCATCCGCACTGCGCGACGTCGCCCGTGAAATTCCGCCGGTACGTGTCACCAGACAGATGCTCGAGCTCGGCGCCCGGACGCGACTTGAGCGCGGCGGCGAGCGTCCGAGGATTTCGGAGAGCATCGACGAGTCGGAGCTTCATGCAAACCCCATCTGACGCAATTTTTCTCGTCTCCGTTCGCGGAGAGAAGGGTGTGTAACGAGCACGATGATCATTTCGTAGTCGTAAGGCCACCGAGCAACTCCGAACTCTGAGACCACGTGCTCGAACGTTTTGCTGACAGCTGTGTACCCGACTTCCAACGGAAGCCAAGTCGGAGGACACTCCCAAGGTTCTTCGCGTTGCGTACCGTCCGCATTGGCGAAACAGCGTGTGATTTTCACTGGACGTTTCCACTCGAACTTCCCGTCGTTGTCCCCAATTCCGCCGAAGAACTGAGCTTCAAACAGATCGGGGAGACCGTCGAGAACGGCTTGATTGCCGCTCTTGTTCTTGTCCGGCAACGGACATGACGACGTTCCTACGGAAAAGATTCCGATTTCACCTTTCAAATAGCTAGAGTACAGCTGGCTGAAACAATACACCTCTGCGAGCGACGGATTTCCTCTCCACTTCTGAAAGAAAGCGTCTACGAGCCATTGATGATAGGCGCCGTCGAAAAGTTTCGTGCGGATCTCGCTCACGACATTCACCCACTCGGGATTCTTCTTCGTGATTTTGTCGAAGTGATTTTCAAGTGCTTGCTCATGTCCTGCGACCATTCGTCCTCTTTCTTCAACGACGCCTGAGAGATCCTTTGTCGGGTTGTTTTGAAAAAGCGTCGCGTGCTCGATGTAACCGCGCATCACACGCTCGTTCTTCCAACCCCCTTGCCGCATGATCTCGCGCTCCGAGATACCTCTCTGAGCTTGCGCAGTCGCCGCACCTCGACGAAGGCTGTGACTCGCAAATCGCTTCGCAGCCGTAGCGCATGAATCGCAGCGCGCGATCTCTTTCAACGATTTGTGCCCGTGCTCCGGGTTCGCCGCCAGACGTTTGATAAGGCGCGACACCGTGCGCTCACTCACGGGAAAGATCCGATCTTCGGGACCGATCGACGCAGCGCTCAAATAGTCTTTGAGCGCGCGTACCGGGCACACCGTCTCATCCGCTTGGGCGTGTACTGCGACGTCGCGCCCTTCTTTCAACTGATCTGTCTTGCTCTCAGGTAGGTGCACGATCAATCCAGTTGGTCGATCCTCGTCGTCGATCCAGCCGTCTCCGTCGAAGCGCACCAAACGTACGTGCTCTCGGCGGATCGCAACCAGATTGGCGCTCCTGAGCATGCAGAACCAACCGACGGTCAACATGGCTCGGTTTCGAAGAGCCAGCCGTCGCTCGGGGGCCTCGGCGCCGTCGCTCTCCCGAAGAACGCGTGTGCACGCTTCGGAGAGCGCCGTGAGCCCCAGGGGCGCTTTTTTGGTGCGCTTTACGCCTACCCGTCGCCGAATGCCTTTCAACGTCTCCGAAACCGCGTAGGCGTTACGCGGAAAGTCGGACCCGGCGGCGCGATGGAAGTGGCTCCCGGCCGCCAAAAAGCGTTCCAGCGTCGCGACGCTGTACCCCTCCTCCGCGAGCCAACTCAGGTGCGCGCTGACGATCTCCGGCGTCGCCGGGAGCGGGGCGGCACCGGCCGAGGCCGCCCAGGTCAGAAAACGCCTCCAGTCGCTCGCGTACGCCGCCTCCGTGGCCTCTGCCTTCGTGTGGCGTCGATACTCGTCGGCGCGCTCTAAAGCGGCCACCAGCGCGGCGGAAGGCGCTTTGGCAAGCTCTGTGCCGGTCTCGACGACCTCCGCCTCGCAAAGAATTACAGTATCATCGGAACTCACGATAGTGTGTCCAATAATACCCCCTTCTCGGACAAAGAAACAAGGGCGATCGACCCCCGCGCAGCCGCCGTCGGACGCCGCCCCTTCAACTCCCTCGCAATGCCCGGCTTTTCCGCAACCCACGGTGCTTTCGGCGGTCCGTACGAGGCCCGCATACGGGTCCGTATGCGGCGTCTGTGGAGTCGGGCACCGTCGCGGCTTTCAAGACCTCGCGAGAGCGCCGTCCCTGGTACTCTCAGGCTCATGGCTGATCAAATCGTGCTCGAGTGGACCGTTGACGTCGCTGGAAGCATTCTCGACGCTGCGGGAGCCGCCACCGCGCTCGGAGCGGTGCCACTCTACCGAAATCCGACCAACGATCCAGTGCTCGGGCAGCTTTTCGGGCTCACCGTCGATTCCGACGTGACCGCGGCCGGCGTGGGCGTTGCAACGCGCACGTTAACGCTCAATCTCAATTCAGTGAACGCTCCCGAGGCGCCGCCGGTGTTCCCGTGCCACCCAAACACGTCGACGCCGCCGGTGCCGCCGTATCCGTTGGTCGAGTCGATCACGCTCGGCGGATCTTTCTTTCCGCAGAACGGACTTGCCGCCGTGCCGACGACGCAATCACAGCTTCAGACGCTCGGCGTGGGCAGTCAGATCCAATTCCTCTCTCAGTTGGGCGTCTTCTACGAGATCATGGCTCTCACCGACACCGAGCTCACACTCACCGCTGCGTACACCGGCACGACGGCGAACACCGGAGCGTTCTTCACAGATCCCGCGCCCGTGACACTCGCAGCAATCTACTCGACCTCGGAGCTCGACACCGATGCGGTCGCCGCGACAACGCCCGCGATTGCAGCCGGCGCAGGAGCACGAACGATCGAGCTCACCTACGACGATTCCGTCGGCGGGGGGCCTTTCACTGTCACAGTGAACCTCACAGGAAAGAGACCGGCACCCGTCACGCTTGACGCCGGCAGCGTCGACATCGCCGAAATCATCAGCATGGTCGTCGCCACCGCCGGTACATTCGAGAACAACGTCGGCGAGCTCACGTTGGTCGAGCTCTCGAGCGCGCTCGCGCCTCTGCCGGGAGAGCCGCCACCGACGCCGGACTTCTTCCGGAGCCCCGCCACCGACGCGGGACAACTGCTCATCGAGCGGCACCTGGCGTACCTGCCTCCGTCGTACCTGACGCTCGCTCAGCAAGGCACGAGCTTTCCTCAGCTTGCGGGGGACTTCTTCGTCTCGACGGGCTCCTCGCGCGTGACGACTTCGGTCGATCAGAGCGCCGTGCTTGCCCAGGGCGACGTCATCCGCTTCGCATCGCAGTTCACGCTCAACACGCTCTTCGAGACACAGCAGCGGCTCTACACGGTCGACGTCGTCACGCCGACCGCGATCACGCTTACCGAGGCGTACGACGGCATCGACGACAACTTCACCGGCACGAACAACGTCGGCGTGAACAGCAACAAGGGCACGAAAGGGAACATCGGATCGTCGGTCCTGAAAAAGGCGACCGCCGCGTTCTTGGTCGATCCGGCAGCCGCGACCATTCCGACGAATGCGCAGTCATCGGCGCCGCTCGGCCAATTCGTCGCGCCGGCCACCGCGGGACCCCCGCCGCCTCCGCCGCTCTCTCCCGCAACGATCCCGACGCCGACATTCCTCTCAGATCTGTTCACACAGACGATTCAGACGGCGCTTGCTGGAGTGCCGGTCACCCCGTCTGCGATCGCGTTTCTGCCGTGAAGGAGAACCCATGAAAACAGCATTGATCGTCCTGTTGGCTTCCGTTGCTCTGTACGGATGCTCCTCTTTCCTGCATTTCAGCGATCCGACGTTGGAAGACGCCGCTGCGAAATTCTGCGGTGAAAAAGCCGAAGCACATCGCGCGGAGCTCGAAGCCGAATCGAAACGTGTCGGTCTCGGTATCGACGACTTGCTCCTGGTCTTTCGTCAAGCATGTCTCCTACGACTCAAAAAAGCGCAAGAAGGCGGTGAAGTTGCCGGCCTCTCCGCGGCCAGAGCGAAGATCGAAGCTGCGCAATGAGTCAAATCCATCCGCTCGGTTGGCGCCCCGAGCGCCCTGGTTCGCCGCTCCTCGTGCCCCCGTTCGGTCTCGACATTCCTTCTCACATTCCCGACGAAGGGGGCTTCGATGCCGAAGAGTGGGTGAGAGATCAGCTATGGGATAGCTGCACGGGCCAAACAGCCGGCTACTTCCCGTACTTGCTCGCGGGAGAGAAATGCTCGGGCTACATGCCATGGACCTACGGCCGCATTCGCGAGTTCGGTCCGGATCTTTGGCGGATCGATTCCGGAATCAGTATGGGTGCCGCTCTCGAAGCGTGGAGCGCCAACGGGTGTTGTCTGGATGAGCGCTGGCGCCCCGGTGTCGAAGGCTTCGGTCGTGACGAACTACCATCGGCTCTCGATCGACTCGACGCACAAAGCCGCAATCTCGAATGCGGAGTGCTCTACGAAAGAGAGGACGCTCTGGTCGAGGCTGCGTGTACACACCTGTCGATGCGTCATCCGATCGGAATCGCACTCGACGTCGACGCCGCTTTCGACGGATGCCGTAGCGCCGCACCTATCGGACCTCTCATGGGACCTTCCAGAGGGGGCCACATCGTTCCAGCGACCCGCTATCGCACGGTAAAAGGCGAGAGACAGATCCGCATCGTCAATTCGTGGTCGAGTCTATGGGGCGACCAAGGCGGAGCGTGGCTCTCCGCTACGCGCGTTCAGCAGGCTTTGATGATCGTCTTCTGTTCGAGGATTTCATGAAACACTTCATGTTGCTGTTCGCAAAAAACGCCGCGTACATCGGTCTGGGCTGCCTACTCGGAGCTTGTGTGCGGTACTACCCGATGAAGCCCGACACCGATCCAACAACGGAACCTGAACCGTTGCCTCCGCCGCCTGCAACGTGTGCAAGTGCTTGCTCGCATCTGGAAGATCTCGGCGGGTGTGGAGTCGATGTCTCCCAGTGCATCACCCACTGTAACGACGCGCGAGAGGCGGAATCTGAAATCGGAATTGCTTTCCCCCGTCGACTGCCTCGCAGCAGCTACCGATTGCCTCGCAGCGAGGTCTTGTCGATAAATTCTCGCTAAAGCTTCCCGACAATCATTTGGGCTCGCGCCACGCGCACCTCGCGCGATCGGATCCGCCGGTTGTCGTTCATGGTGACGATGGCGGTCTCGTGCGCGGTGCGCGCGTCGAGCTCGACAACGCCGAAGTTCACGACGACCTTCCGATAGGTTCGACCGACCGGAGCAATCCGTCCAGTCTTTTGGCCGCGCAAGAAGGGCACAGATCTATTTGATATGCGGGCAAATACGACTCCTCGATGGTGATGCGAATCCACCCGTCAATGCGCTTGCCCGAGTCTAAAGCGGTGACGTTGCAGTTAGGATCGTCGCAACGGTACTCGTAACTAGGTTCAACCAAGCAATGCAAGCTCATGTCTGTCTCCCTTCTGAAAACAACGCGTCCAACGATGCTTCGAGAAGCTCTTGTCGGCTGTCGCCGTGAACGAACAGAATCGACTCCGCCAGTTTTCTCGCGTCCGCTCTACTGACGGTTCCCGAATAGGTGTCGTCTTCCACAACGACGTCCAAGCTACCGTCGCTGTTGACCCTCACGTATCCCGCGTGCCACCTGTAAGGCGACAGTTTCACCGCGTTCACAAGCGCCCTTCGAGTACCGACTGTTCGAGAGGGGTGAGATCCCACTGCGCAACGATCGTGTAGAATCGATCGTTGACCTTCTTCAAGAGCAGCGGATCGACAGGCGCCATCGCACGCCACTCGGCCTCCCACAAGATGAAGTACCCGTCGAGCTTGTCGGGACGTAAACGCGCCGGGATCGCCGGCACGAGCGCCTTCACCCGATTCAAATACGGCAGACTGTTGCTGTTTCGCCACACCCTGTCAAACCAGTTCGCTTGCTTCGGACGAAAAGCGATTTCGACCCGTTCGTGCTTACGGGCCAAGTAGGAAGTCTCCGCGATACGGAACGAAACGCGGCCGTCTCCACCTCCTAGCCAACAGAACTCGCCTTCGGCGGGTGCGATCGCGAGACGTGGGAGAAACTGTTCATCGAGTCCGGCGGCCGAAATCGTCTTGTGCACATCGACAAGGCGCTGCCCTCGCAACAGAGCACGATACGACGACAAAAGCTCTTCGTCTTCTTTCTCCATCTGCGTCTTCTGAACCTTGACCTGATTCAGCTCTTTGCCGAGCTCGACCGCCCGTTTTACGCGCTCCTCCTCACGCTTCTCACGATTTCGGCGCACTGCCTTGAGGTAGTCGCGATAGTAAGCTCTCGCGACTTTCGAATCCATTTGGATGGTTTGTACGTTCATGTCTGTCTCCCTTCTGAAAACAGCGCGTACGTCCGAGGGAAAGACACAGCGATCACGTCGGCCACGCACCAAGCGTACTGACGGATTTCGAACTGTGCACCGGGCGCCGTCCGAAGCGTGAGGAATGCGAGCCAATTCCTGAGATTCGCCGTCGCGCGCATCCGAGAGTAGCGCGAGACGGGCGTGTCGAGCCGCGCGATCTCTTTCGCGACGCCGAACGAGAGGAGCTGTTCGTACTGCGCGTAGATGCGCTGCTGCTCGCTCCGGATGAGTTGCTGGATCTCGAGCGCGATTCTTGCTTCGCTCCTATTGTCGCCGTCGTACGTCTGTAGTACTCCGCTACCCGAAGCTTGCCTGTTGCCGCTCTTCTGCGCCGACGCGATGATGCGCGCGACGCTCGGCACGTAGTGCAAGTTCGGCATCTGGACGTAGCGGGCGCTCATCTCGGAGTAGCTCTGCGTCCGATGCCGGTGCCACTCCCGGAAGACCATGATCGGCGCCTGCACCTCGACGATGAGCCCGGCGAATTCGAACGGGGTCGAATGCTTGTTCTCGTAGAGGTACCGGAGCAGCTTCGCATCGCCCGCGTGAGTGCCCTTGCCGCCGCAGACAGCGCAACCCGCGCCGTCGCACGTCGGACACGGCCCCGGATCCCAGCCGAGGAAGCCTTTGTCCGTCGACATTCTCGCCGATTCGATGATCTCTTCGTCGCCACCCCACGACTCCACGATCTTCAGGTAGCCGAAATCGAGCACGCTGTAGAGTCCGTCCTGTTCGTGGCGGAGCTCCGAACCCTCGGGAAATTCGATCATCGTCCTGCTTTCTCCTTCGCTTCCGCCAGCCTCTTCTCTTCGAGCCAGAAGAGATCGTCCTCCGGCAAAGTCCGCGTCAGGTACGATCGCCCCTCGGCCTCGAGAAGCTCTCGCGCCTTCTGCATACCGCCGCTCCAGCCGAGATCGACGTAGAAGACGATGTCGTCAGCCACGACCCACCAGGTATAGCCGCCCCCCATGCCAAGCTTTCTCTCTTCGGGGACCTCGTCGTCGAGGCAATCGGTGAGCATCTTGTGCGAAGCGTACGGGCTCTCGCCTCGAAGGACGCAGTCGCGGAGGCAGCTCTCGAGGTAACGCCGGTTTCTTCTCCGGTCTCCCGCGAACGGGCTTTCAACGATGACACGTTTCATCTCGGTCTCCCAGCAGCCGCAATCGCGGCGGCAGCTATGGCTTCCCACGTTTCTTTCTGAGCCGGCTTCAGTTGATGCCATGGCAAGTGAAGTACAATGTCCTTCGCGATAGAGAGACCGGACAGCTTGTTGCTCACCCTCTCGCACCACTTGGCGTAGGCCGCTTCACCCGGAGTCATCGCGGCCGTCCGCTCTTGGCAAATTTCTCCTGCGCGTTGATGGCGAGGTCGAGGCACTCCATCAAATCCAGTCCGAGATCGTCGATCCATCGGATCGTCGAGAAGAGCACGTTGCCGAGCTCCTTCTTGAGTTCGAGGCAACGCACGTGGTTCGTGCCGCTGATGCCTCCGTCGCGGGTCATACGCGCGATGTCGCCGACGCCGACCATGAGCCGCACGACGATCTGATCGAGCGTGAGGTTGTCGGCGCCCCAGATTTGCCGCGCCTGAACCAGGAGGGTCTTGAATCCCGTGCGCACGCCTTCACGAAGGAGCTCATGCTTTCGAATGTCCGCTTCCATGCTCATGCTTTTTCACCTTTTTCGTCGGATAGAGATTCAACAACGCTTCGAGCCGCCGGTAGAATTCTCGAAGCTTCGGACCCAGGCGGGAATTCGGCAGATCGCCGATCTCCGAATGGAGGTGTCGGATCTCCGCGACGCTGTAGGAGATCGTGATCTTGGGTCGATCGACCACGCTATTCTTCCTCTTCTCCCTCGAACCAGCTGGCGATCTCATCGAGAAGGAGCTCTTCAGTCAGCGGCTCGGGCATGTCATCAAGAAGATCTTCGGGCGAGTCCTGCAAATCGTCGATGCCTCCTCCCGTTGCGTCCGAAAGCGCGGCCTCTCCGGCATCCGCGTCCGCTCGGTAGACACGACGTGCTTCTGCGACGATCCGTTTGGAATCTTCGGAGATCTTTTGGAGCTTGCGCTGAAACTCCTCCTGCGCCTCTTCGAGCGCCGTGGCGGCTTCGTTGTACAATCGGACCGTTTCCTTGAGAGCGGCTTCGTTGATCGCCGCGCGAATTTTGTTTTGTTTGGTCATCGTTCTTCTCCCACGTCTCCTACGTCTCCCACGAGCGCCTCTCGTTTCTCTTGCTGCCGGCGTCGAACCCTCTCCACGACCTCCGGTCGACGAACTCGCGCGAGCTCTTTTTCGAACTGCGTCTCGACGTCCACGCCGAGCGCTTCCGCCGCCGAGTAGAGCGTGATGAGCGATCCGCCGATCTCTTGCGCGGCGTCGCCGACCGGGCGCGCGTAGACGTAGTCGACGAGCCGATGAAGCACCGTCGAAGAAAGACCGACGGCTTGGGCGAGCTCGACGACCTCTTCGGCAGTTCGGAGCACGCGTTCCGGTCCGTCCTGAGCCGCGTCCGCGCCGAGAACTTCGGCGACCCATGCGGCTACGCGCTGCTGGGGTGTCTTCACTTCGGCGTCGTCAGCCGGCACCCAAATTTCGAAACGCTTCTTTTGGCACACTCGTGTAAGCGCACGAAAAGTCAAATCGTCATCGCGGCAAGAGTCGTCGAGCGTATCGATGTGATCGAGAAGCATCCATAGCTTTCGACGCTGCTCAGCCAAAATTTGGATACAGTTAATGTGCGCAACAGAGCCTCTCCCCGCGCTGTAGGCAACGATCGCTACGAACGCGACAACGACGAAAATGAAAAACCAATCGATCACGCCTGCCCCACTTCTACTCTCTTGCCGAAGATCCGATCGTACCCCTCACGGTACGCGGGCGTTGCAACCTGCACCGGACCGCTGCGGCTGATCACGTCATGCCACCCCTCGCGGCACGTCGTATCAATCTCCACGATTTCGGATCCGTCGGGAATGGGGACGCCATCACGCACCTGGGTCATGAGCACGGCATGATCACCTTCGACGTCGCGCATGACCGCGGTGCGGACACCTGGACCGATTTCAGGACCGATGCGAATCTGATCGCGCTTCATTCGCCGTACTCTTCTTCTTGGCGCAGAAGTTTCCGAACCTGGAGAATCAGATCGGGATCTCCTCCACCAAAAATGTCTCGAACGATCGAACGAGCAATCATCAACTCTTCGTGCAGCTTGACTGCGGCTTTTTGGGTGACACGAACTTCGATCCTCTTTCGCATTTCGTCGAAAGGAAGAGTAACTGACTGTTTTGCTTTCGTCTCAGGTGGCTTCTTCACAGCTCTTCTCCTTCGTCTAACCGACTGCGATCCACGTACTCATTGCTTCTTCCCGCTGAGCGTCTCGGTGATCTCCTCGATTTGCTGCTGTTCGGCTTCGGTGAGCTCGTCCCAAAGACTCTCAAGGTCGCAAGCGAATGTGTACTCCTCCTGCATCGTGAGCTCTTGCTTGCTTCGGGCGAGGTAGAGTTGTTCAAGCAGACTGACGTATCGTTCAAAAGGGCGGCTCATTGAGCCGCCTTCCGCTTGAGAAATTCATCAAACGTCATGAAAACGTTCTCTGCTTTCGTCGCGCGGGCCTCCACGAAGTAGATGATCTCGGCCTTCTTCTTCGCGCACTCGTCGCAGAGGTAGAACTCGAGGCTCGACGCGCCGTCCATCGGATCGAACAACGCGGAGCCGAAGTTGCCATGGCTGTAGCAGACGAGACCGTAGTTCGGTTGCTGTCGAGGATCACCTTCGGATGTTTCGGGAATCGCATCCTGTAGAAAGGTGTCGCAAGAGATGCACTTCACGCGGACCTCTGTTTCTCGAATGCGTCTTCTTCTCGGCTCCATCGGATCCAACCGAGAACGTTGACGCCGATGAACACGACGTGATTTGCGAAGAGCGCCCACGCTCCGGTCAGCGCCGCGTACGGAAGCCAGCACAGGTTACACACGAGCCGGACGATCCAACCGGATTTTGATTTGGTGGTGAGCATCACGTTCCCCCACACATTCAGCGCGAACGCGAGCCAGCCTACGAGGTGCCAAACAACGCTCACGCCGCCAACCAAATCGCGCTGTCGAAAGGTAGATCGAGTCTCGGCGGTAGCCTCTTGTCTGAAGGCCAGCACTCGCGGCAGTACCCGAGCTTCGAGCAAATGCCGATCACGACGGCTTTGCGGCGACGGTGCCAACGGCAGGTCACGGCTCGTGCGCCCCCTCGACGTCGCGGGCCTCGCGATGTCGCGGCATTCGAAGCCCCGCGCGGCTGTGGCCTCTCAGAGCCCCGTGGCTTCGTTTTCGATCCCGGACGACCCCGACCCCGTTCTCGAACCGAAACGCCGTCACAGCGCATCCTCGTGCGACTGCGGGGCATCCTCGGGCTGTTCTGCCGAAAGGGCGTCCAACCGGGCCTGTGCTTCGTGGAGCAGAACTCGAACACCCTCGAGCCGGTCGGCGCGCGAGGCGGCCGCTTGCTCGAGCGCAACGAACGCCGCGGCATTGCACGCGCGTTCGATCCACAGGGTCAGTGAGCACCCGGATGCTTCGGCGGCCTGACGCCAGCGATCGTGAGTTTCCTGCGATAACCGCAGGTTGAACTGTTTTTCCTTGGCTGCCATAGTCTAGAGGGTAGTCTATACTTCAGACGCCTGAGGGACGTCAAGACCCGGAAATTCGCAAAAAGGGGCAAAAGGGACAAAACTCGTTTGCCCCAACGATTTCAAGTACTTGAAAAATCGACTGATCCAAATAGTGTAACAGTTTCAAACACTTAGATGGGGGACAAAACTCTGGTTCCCTATTTCTCTTTAGTAACGGAAAGTATGTGTATGTATACCTCTACCTCTACCTATCTATACGTATATACGGGCGCGTGCGAGGCTAGAGTAGGTTGTTTGGTAGATCATGCAGTAGAGAGATAGAGGTAGAGGTATACATACACATACTTTCCGTTACTAAAGAGAAATAGGGAACCAGAGTTTTGTCCCCCATCTAAGTATTTGAAACTGCTACACTATTTGGATCAGTCGATTTTTCAAGTACTTGAAATCGTTGGGGCAAACGAGTTTTGTCCCTTTTGCCCCTTTTTGCGAATTTCCGGGTCTTGACGTCCCTCAGGCGTCTGAAGTGTAGACTATCCTCTAGACTACCGGATGGCTGGTGCTCAATTCGCCCCGTAGGGGGAATTTTTACAAACGATCTCCAACATTTCCGTGCTCGGAACCTCCTCTTCGGAGGCTTTCGCATACGCCTCGAGCATTTTTGGATCCACCGAGGTGTATTTGTTCCCTTTGAACTTCATCCGTCCACCGTTGATTAGATCGCGCGCCGCCGCGGCGGCCTTCCGTTGCTGCGCAGCATCGAGTTTGTCGTTGTAGTAGTCGGACCAACACTTCCCGATGTCTTTACGACGTATATACACAACGCCGTCTTTCGCGACGATTGCCGGGTACTTCCACTTCATGAAGTGCCGCTGCGGATCTGCCAACGCGAGAAAGATCCATTCCAGAACCTCCGCGCGCCATTCGCTCTGAACGAAAAGCTCGGTGACCAGGTCTTCGGCGTCGCCTGTGACCGCGAAGCGATCGGTGGTCGATCGTGCGTACTTCGACGCAAGCCAGAGCACGTGTCGGGCAATGCGATCGTCTTTCACGAACGACGCCGCGAGATCCGAGGCAATGCGCGGCGACCCCTTGCAGCGGATCATGAGGATCCTCTCGGCAATGGCCGAAAAATCTTCCGGTTTCAGCGCCAGTGAGAGCCCTGATAGTGCGCCGGCATTCGTCGCTGCGATGAGCCGCACCATACCAGTAACCCGCCCTTGCATGCCGTACTTCTTGTTGACGTGGTGCGTCGGGCTCGTGAGCAGCGATCGAATCTTCTCCGTCACGACGTGACCCCGGAAGTCTCGGGGCAGGTGTTCGTCAGCGAGCAGTAGAGGGCAACGCAAGAGCGCGTCCTGGTACTCTGTGCCAAGTGCCGCGTGAGCGTCGCCGGGGCCGTCTTTGGTCCACAGACGCGCGACTCCGGCGGCGAGCAGCGACTTGCCCACGCCCGGATCGCCCATGAGCCAGAGCATGGGCAGTGCAATCTCTGGATCGATGCACGCAGCGAGCCACGTCTCGAGCTTGCTTTTCGAGCTCCGCGCGATCCCTGCGAGGAAGGCATCGACGTTCGCATCGTACGCGGGCTCGAGTGATCTGAGTGGGCAGGCGAACGTGTGAAGCGTGTCGGTGTCGCGATCGTAACGGGTGTTGCCTTGGCCGCCGATCCACACGACGCGCTTGGTGATCTGCTTTCCTTGTTCCACGAGCATTTCCTTGAGTGTGCGATAGACGATCGTGCCGTCTTCTCTGAGTCGAACGATCGAAAACGGAGCTGGGGCAAGCCACTGGAGCGCTTCTTCGTGCGCGCGCACGAGAGGCCCGACGTACGAACCATCGAAGGCAACGAAGAGCTCTTTTTCGAACGTGAGAAGCCATTCGTCTGAGCGAATGCCCCATGTGGCGATCTCGGCGTCGGTGTATGGCTCTTCACGACTACCGAAAAAGATCGAACGGATGCGCGCCTTGCGCCAGTCTTCCGCGGCATGCGATCTTTCGGCGTTCTGCGTGCGAGCGCGGGAGAACTTCTCGACGACCATCGCGGGCGTCGGCGCTTCGGCGCCCATGAGTGACAACGACGCCGCGAAGACGGCGCCGAGAGATTCCGCGTTCGCCTCGGGGATTTCCTTGGCGAGCCGGACGCAGAGTCTCCACGTGACGTCGTCTCGCTCGCCTTCGGTCGCGTAGGGGAGCCCCTGCGCGACGAGAAGAAGGATTTCCCCTATTTGCGAATCGCCGAGTGATTTTCGTTTGCTGAGCGACGTGCCGAGCTTGCGTAGGTACTCCGGCGTCACGGGGAACACGCCGTCCGTGGGGGCCTCTGGGACGTCGGCGCCGATGTACCTAGAGACCTCGATCACAGCGCCGTCGTGCGATTCGGCGAACGCGAATTCAGCTCTATCCGCCGGGCACGAAGGCAAGAAGTACGCGCGCGAAGCGTCGGAATCTTTCCTGTCTGAGAGAGGAGCGAGATCCGCTCGCGCGGCACTCCAGAATGACGGCCATTCTCGGCCGAGTACCGGACGATCGATCGCGACGAGCGCACGGAAGCGTTGGCCGTTAGGCTCTCGCGGATCGTGTCGATGCGTCGAATAGAGGATGCGTCGGTACGACGCGATCCGTTCCATCGACGCGATCGCGCCCGCTAGATCGAGCGCGTCGTAGTCGAGCACCAAGAAGTGTACGCGCTCGACGTTCTTTTTCGTCCGATAGTCTTCGCGAAACTCAGCCGGCGAGAAGAGCGGTACGGCCTTCTTGTCGTCGGTGACGATGCGCTTGCTAGTTAATTCTTCTGCGATGCCGCCCCAGTCGGTCTCGAGGGGGCGTACGTGTGGGTCTTCGAGGCTCGGGAATAGTGAGACGCGCAAGGTTGCTCCGAAGGTCGCCGGGTGAAGGGGTTCTCTACACGGAGTCCGCCATCCTGGCAGAGTTGTTTTTCGTGATCCACCCTTGATCAAATGCGTCGGGGGCGATAGCTTCCCCGGGCGTGAAGCCCGTCAGCCCTAGCCAGATCGATACGTACCTGACGTGTCCCCGGAAGTGGGCGCTCAAGTACATCGGCGAAATCGAGACGCCGCCGAATGCTTACGCGCAGATCGGCACCGATGCTCACGTGGAATTTGAAGCTTGGCTTCTTCACGGCACGGCGCCGACGTCGGAGATCGTTCGATCTGGGCTCGAGTATCTACCGCCTCCTGGTACGCCGGGAGTCGAAACGGAGCAACATTTCTCGTTTTCCTACGCGGGCGTCGGATTCCACGGATTCAAGGATTACCGATTTTTCGATGCGCATCGCCACCTTCCGGTTGTCGGCGACCACAAGACGACCGGCGATCTGAAGTGGGCGAAGGGCCGCGCCGAGCTATCCACAGACCCTCAAGCGCTGATCTACGGCGTGAGTGAGCTCGCCGAGTATCCAGAGGCCACGCACGTTGAACTCCGGTGGACCTACCACCTACGCAGCGGCCGGCGCGCGAAGCCGGAACATCACGTTTTTTCTCGCGAAGAGATCGGCAGCGGGTTCGAAGAACGCGTGCTGCCGCCCGCGACTGAAATCGTGAGCCTCCGCGGAGCGGCTGTCGAGAGCGTTCCGATGGATTTCTCCGGTTGCGCCAAGTACGGCGGCTGCCCATTTCTCGGCACCCATTGCTTTCCTACCCCGAACGAAAGGCTTTTCTCAATCATGTCACAAAGCTACCTCGATCAACTGCGCGCCAAGATGGCCCAAAATGGGGCGAGCCCCGTCGCGATCAACCCGCCCGAGGGGGCGCAGGTCTACCCGCCGCCTGGGGCGCCGCCGGTCGAAATCGTTCAGACGACGGTCGCGCCGCCCGGCGCCGGAGGGTACGCGCAGGCCGTGCCGATCACGCCGCCGGTTGCGGAGCCTCCCGCGGCGCCCGAGGCGCCGAAGAAAGGGAAGGGAGGCCGAAAGAAGAGGCAGCTCGCCCCCGCCGTCGCGGCACGTCAGGCTGAGGCAGCGGTTCAGGCTCCGGCCCCGCAGGCGCCCCCGACGCCCCAGGCTGATGCAGCGGCCCCGCAGGCGGCCCCGGCGGGGGCGGCCGCAGCAGTCGCGACGGGACCCCACCAGATCGCGATCGTCTATGTCGGCTGCATGCCGATCCGGGGTCCCGCGGCGCTCGAGCGGCAGGACGGCGCCGAGCTCGCGATGGCGGCGCACGAGATGCTCTGCGCCGCCGAGAAGGTTCCGCACTACAAGCTGGTCGACTTCGGCAAAGGCCCGGGGCTTCTCGCCGTGTATCTGGAGCGCATCATCCTGGAGTTTCGGCCTCGGGCGGTTTTCTTGGCGCGCGACTCGTTCGCATTCGCCGACGTCGCGCCGGTGTTCGAGAAGTTCGCCGAAGTCGTGGTGAGGGCGGTCTGAATGAAAAAGAAGAAAAACGAAGATCGAGGATCGGCCGTCGCGCCCCATGTGTCCATCGCGGTGCGCCGAGGCTCTGACGCCGATCTCCTCGACGAGGTTCATGATCTCGTACCGATTCTTTCTCGAGGGAAGATCGGCCTCATCGGGATGCGGATCGGGCTCGAGGCTTTTGCGGCGGCGGACGAGAAGAAACGATCGAAGCTGCTGGCGAAGTACGGGAGGCACAAGGTCGGATGACCGTCGGCGAACTGCGCAAGGCTTTGGTTGACGTGAGCGACGATCTTGAAATTGTCGTCCGTGCGTGGGACGACAACAACGACTATTGCGGAACGATCACTTCAGCGCAGGTCGAGCATGCGCACGATGAGGACGACACGCCATTTTTGGCGATCGATTGTTGCGGGGATGAGTGATCGATTTTCAATCTCTCCTCGCTGACGCGCTCAATCGCGCGTCTCGAGCGCGGCCGAATTCACACGCGGGCCAAGCGTTTCGGATCCGTGGCGTCGAGCGCTCGAGCGAGTTCCTTCGGATCTCGGCACTACCCGTGCGTGAGTGGTCCGACGAAGAGGCTCAGGCCGCGGCGGATTTTCTGACCGAGAAGCTGAAGACGCCCGGCGGCACGATGAGGCTTTGGCCGCATCAGGCTGAAGCACTCACAGAGGCAGCACTCTTCGGCGGCGTGACGGCGCCGCTCGGCGTTGGCAAGGGCAAGACGATCCTGAGTCTGCTCCTCCCCGTGCTGCTGGGCGCCGTGCGGCCGATCCTTCTCTTGCCCGCGCACCTGATCGAGAAGACGGAGCGTGAGATCGTCAAGCTGCGGATTCACTGGCGGCTTCATCCGGGTCTCCGAATCGTCAGCTACCAGACGCTAGGACGAAAGAACCACGCGAAGCTTTTGGAAGTGTACCTGCCGGATGTCATCGTCGCAGACGAAGCGCACCGATTGAAGAACCCAAAAGCCGCCGTGACTCGTCGAGTGACGCGATACATCGTGGGGCACACCGACACGAAGTTTTTCCCAATGAGCGGCACGTTGATCAAGCGCTCCCTCCGGGACTACGCGCACCTTGTAGCGTGGTCTTTGAAAGAGGGTGCGCCCGTGCCGCTTTCGTGGGTCGAGCTCGATCGATGGGCGAACGCGCTCGACGAGAAAGTCTCGGTTTTCAACCGCTTCTCTCCCGGGGCTCTTCTCGAGTTCGCGACCGCTGAGGAGAGGAAGTCGGAGAGCCCGCTCAAGGCGGCGAGGCTCGGTTTTGGGCGTCGGCTTCGTGCGACACCGGGCATCATTGCTTCGTCGCGAGATGAAGACGTAGACGCTTCGATTCTCGTCACGAGCAAAGCCGAGGTGAATCCGGCGATGGAGCCGCACTTCAACAGGCTCCGTGAAGAGTGGGAGACTCCCGACGGTTGGCCGATCTCCGACGGGTTCGCCGCATGGGCACTCGCGCGACAGCTCGCGCTCGGTTTCCACTACGTTTGGGATCCGAGGCCACCGGACGAGTGGCTGGAGAAACGCTACGCATGGAACAAGTTCGTGCGCGAAGTCTTGCGCACGAACCGCCGCGATCTCGATTCGGAAGATCAGGTCGCCCAGGCATGCATTCACCATCCGGGATGGTACGGCGATACAGAGTACCGAGAATGGCGCGCCGTCCGTGACACGTTCAAACCGACGACCGTACCGATGTGGCACGATGCGACTGCCGTCGAAAGAGCGGCACACTGGCTCGGCGAACGGAGAAAGCGTCTGGTCTGGGTCGAGCACGTCGAGTTCGGCGAGGCTCTTTCGCGAATTTCCGGCGCGTCGTTTCACCGGGGGAAAGGTCTCGATGCGAAGGGGCGGCTGATCGACGATCTAGCGGGTGAGAGCGCCATCCTGTCGATCGAGCCGAACCTCGAAGGGCGAAACCTTCACGACTGGAACGAAAATCTAGTCGTGAGCCCGCCGCCGAACGGCCTCAGATGGGAGCAGTTGATCGGCCGGACGCACCGATATCCACAGGAAGCCGACGAGGTACACGTCACGTTCTGGACGCTCTGTCTGGAGCACCACACGGCGATCACCCAGGCCATACGCGACTGCCGGCTCACCGAGGACACGTTCGGTTCCGAACAAAAGCTGCTTTTAGCAGACTTGACGATCACCGAGGATCATGAGATCCTCTCGCTCGCTAGCCACGCGGCAGCATTCAGAAGCAACGTCGAAAGAGAAAAAGATTGAGAAGAGAAGAAAGAACGCGCGTGGCACGAAACCGAAAGAGAAAGAAGGAAAAATGGACTGGACAGCGATAGCAACAGAACAGATCTCGAAAGCGAGATACCCGTACTTCGGGATCGGCGATTTCAAAGTGGCCGTCGAGTCGACGGCCTTGATCGAAAGCAGGAAGAAGGAGCTACTCTTCATCGTCGAGTTCCACGTGCTCGAAAGCACGTGCGGGCAAAACCAGAACGACAGCAAAGCGTCATGGCTCGTGAAGATGAGCAACGATCCGGCACTGCCGAACATCAAGCAGTTCATGATCGCCATCCTCGGGCTCGATCCGACCCGCGATGCGGCGAAGATTGCGCACGAAATTTCGCCGGCACTCCCGGCGATCATGAACGAAATCTGTGCGGAGCCGACCAAGCTCGCTGGCTCGACCGCACATCTCACGACGCAGAACATCATCACGAAAGCGGGTCGGCCGTTCACACGACACGACTTTGCTGCGTGGTCGCCTCCGGCGGGTTGGGTGCCGAAACCCGCCCCGGCGTACGTGCCTCCGCCGGCTCCTGTGCAGGCCGCGGCGCCGCAAGTGGCGCCACAGTGGGCGCCTCCGGCGATGGCAGCGCCCCCTCAGTACGCACCCCCGGCGGCTGCTCCCGCAGCGGCTCCGGCAGTGGCAGCGTCCCCTCAGTGGGCGCCTCCGGCGGCCGCCCCCGCGTACCCACCGCAGCCGGCTCCTCCGGCCGCGGCGGTACCGGGCTCGATTCTCGATCGACTCCGTAGCGGTAGGTGAAGACTCGGCCGCTGCCGGCAGAGCCGGAAGGGTGTGGCCCCGAGCCTGGCCGAAATCGGGGCGCTCTTTTCAGGAGGATTTCATGAAAGCTCTTGTTATCTACCACGCAAACTGCGTGGACGGCTTCACTGCAGCGTGGGCAGCATGGACCGGACTCAACGACGGTGCTGAATACCTGTCTGCGCGGTATGGCGACGCGCCGCCGGACGTCACAGGACGCGACGTAATCGTCGTCGACTTCAGCTACCCGCGACAGGTCTTGCTCGAGATGCGCGCGAATGCAAAGACGCTCCAGGTTTTCGACCACCACAAGACGGCGCAAGCGGACCTTGAAGGGCTCGATTTCTGTGTCTTCGACATGGATCGTTCTGGCGCGGGCATGGCGTGGGATTACTTGCGAACGCTACCGGATAGCGCACCGCGGCTTCGATTGATCGACTACGTCGAGGATCGCGACCTGTGGCGATGGAAGCTGCCGCACTCGAGGGAGATCAGCGCCTACATTGCGCTTTGTGAGCGGACGTTCGAGGCGTGGACCAAGCTCGCCGGAGAGCTCGAAGACAGGTTCGCTACTGTCGTCGACAAGGGGGCGACGGCCCTCCGAGTGACTGAGCAGTATGTCGAAACCCAGCGAGAGAGGGCGTCGCGCGTTTCGTTCGCTGGTTACGAGGTTCCGATCATCAACACGACGTTCTGTGTATCCGAATTGGTAGGCGCGCTCGCCGAAGACGAACCGTTTGCGATCGGTTGGTTCGAACGTGAAGACGGACAGGTCGTGTATTCACTGCGTTCTCGCGGCGATGGCGTAGACGTTTCTAAAATCGCCAAGAGTTGCGGTGGCGGCGGTCACAGAAATGCCGCCGGTTTCACTTCGAGCGAGCCTGTTCATCGTATGTGGCGGATTTAGATGCGCCAACAACAAACAACAGCCGTGCGGGGCTCCGAATGCCGCGACGCGTCTCTGGCGGAGGCGAAGGCTTGGCGGTAGCGGAGGAGCCATTACGTGCGTGAATGCATAGCCTTTGATACCGAGACCGCTCTCGCCGTGCCCGGGCAGATGGCGCCGCCGCTCGCGTGCCTTTCATACGCGGCTTCAGGAGGTCCTGGCTCGATCGATTCCGCTCGAGACGCGCGATCCGCTTTCAAGGCGTGGGGAGAGATCGCGCTACAGAAATCTTTGCTCCTCGTGGGGCACAACGTTTCCTATGACTTGGCGGTTCTCGCCGCGGCGCATTCTGAGCTCTTGCCGCTGATCTTCGCGCTGCTCGACCAGGACAAGATCACCGACACGATGCTCCGGCAGCAGCTCATAGACATCGCTCAAGGCTGCCGAACGTGGACCCGGCACGCGGGAGAGAAGCCCCAGCACACGGAGTACTCTCTCGCCGACGTGGCGCGGCGAACGATCGGCCGAGAGCTCGCGAAGGGGGAGGATACCTGGCGCCTTCGCTACGGGGAGCTGATCGGCGTACCGCTGCATGCGTGGCCGCAGGCAGCGAAGGAGTACGCGATCAACGACGCCGTGGCGACGCGAGACGTATTCGAATGGCAGGAGGCGCACGCCCCTGCCGAGATCTTCGAGGACGAATTTCGTCAGACGCGCGCGGCGTTTGCTTTCCAGCTTTGTTCCGTCTGGGGGATACGGACCGATCCGGAGGCCGTCGCCGCCTTCGCAGAGAGCGTGCGTACGCGCCGGGCCGAGCTCGGTCGGATGCTTGGGGCGATCGGACTCGTTCGTGCGGACGGTTCCCGTGATACGAAGGCGGCGCAAGCTCGCGCGGTGGCCGTGTGGGGCGCTCTCGGCAAAGCGATGCCGGTTACGAAGAAGGGCGCCGCCGCGCTCGATTCGGAGTCATGCCGCAAGAGCAAGGATCAGGCGCTCATCGACTACGCCGAGTTCAGCTCCCTTTCGAAGAACAACTCGACGGATCTGGTGTGGCTCGAGCGCGGTACGAAGATGCCGGTACACACGCATTTCGACGCGCTCAAAGAGACGGGTCGTTCCGGCAGTGCGGGGCCGAACGTCCAGAACTTACCGAGGAAGAGTGGCGTCCGTGAGTGCGTTCGACCGCGCCCTGGGTTCGTTTTCATCGACGCGGACTACGGAAAGCTCGAGCTTCATACGTGGGCGCAGGTCTGCCTCGATCTTCTCGGGCAGTCTCGTCTGGCGTCGGTCCTGAACTCCGGCGTCGATCCGCACACGGAGCTCGCAGGGATCATCCTCGGGATCTCGTACGAGGAAGCGACGCGGCGTGTAAAAGCGCACGACAAGGAAATTGAAAACACACGCAACGCTGCGAAGGCCGCGAATTTCGGCTATCCAGGCGGTCTCGGCGCCGAGTCGTTCGTCGAGTACGCAGCGTCGAACTACAAAGTCGTGATCGATCCATCGAGAGCTTTGGAGATCAAAAGCCATTGGGAAGATCTCTGGCCGGAAGCCGGACCCTATTTCGCGATGATCGACGCGCTCGGTGACACGATCCGACACCCACGTTCCGGTCGTTGGCGCGGACAGACTCGGTACACCGAGGCTTGCAACGGCATGTTCCAGGGTCTCGGTGCGGACTGCGCCAAGGATGCTTTCTACCGAGTGCAGCGCGCCTGCTACAACGAACGAGAGTCGCCGCTCTTCGGCTCGCGGCCGATCAACTTCGTCCACGATCAGATCATCACAGAGACACCGCTTTCAGGAGATCCCCACGCGGCGGCAATGGAGCAGAAGCGCATCATGGACGAGACCGCCCGAGGCTGGATGCCGGACTGTCCATCGAAGGCGGATGTTTTCCTCGCGATCTGTTGGTCGAAGAACGCGCATGCGGTGTACGACGCCGCGGGGAGGTTGGTGCCATGGCAACCCTCTACATAGATCCGGGAGCGATCACCGGATGGTCTGTCTTTGATAAAGGATCTCTGCGGGAGGCCGGTGTCTGTTCGGAGTGGCCCGAACGCGGCGGAGTTGTCTTCGCCGCGGCTAGGTACGCGAATCTGATGGTCATCGAGTGCCCGCACACGAAATGGCGAGCGACAATCAAAGACATGATCATGCTCGGTCGCCGCATCGGGCGTTGGGAGCAGTGGGCGAAGCCCCTGGGTATCGAAGTGAAGCTCATGGGCGTCAACGAATGGAAAGGTTCCGTGCCGAAGCCGATCATGGAGAAGCGGATCCTCGCGGCGCTCACCGATGCTGAACGAACGCTTCTGCCGAAGCTCGCGAAGACTCGGCGGCACAACATGATCGACGCTGTGGGCATCGGGCTCCACTGCGAAAGGAGACTTCGACGATGACCGTTGATCGAGCGCCGCAATGTAGGATGTGCGGACATGCGCTGCATCTGCACGAACCGAAGGGCAAAGGCTGCCGCGTGATTTCCACGTTGAAACCTGCGGCCGAATCTTTTTTCTTCCCCGATGACGCGATCGTTGGCCGGCAGGTTCTCTGCGGATGTCAGACATTCGTCGAGGATACGAACGACGAAGAAAGGAACCAATGACAGCTATCTTCACCCAGGACGATCTGAACGTGGCCGGCAAGACGCTCGTCGAAACCGAGCACGCGCTGAAGACGACGAAGAACGATTTCGATGCGGCCGTAGAGCCGTTCAAGGCGGAGATTACAAAGGTCAAAGAGAAGTACGATCCGGTGCTCCTCGGCTTTTCGGAGCAGTCACAGAACCTCCGAAGCGCCGTGCTCGCGTACCTCGATGCGATGAGGACGTTGCGAGACGAGTGCATCGCGGCGGGGCAGACGCCGCCGCACACGCCGGAATTGCCGCTCGGACTCTCCCTCCGCAAGGTGACGGGCCACGAAATTCTCGATCCGAAGAGGATCCCATTCGTCTATTGGTGCATCGACGAGAGGGCCATCAAAAAGGCGCTCGAGAACGACGCGGAGCTCGAGATCCCCGGTGTCGAGCGCACCGAACGTGACACCCTCGTCGTGAGGGTGAAGTGAAGGAGAAAAGGAAATGCAAGAACGAGAGAATGCCATTGCAGCGGCGAACGAGCTCGCAGCTGGGTACCAGCAGATCGCGAAGTTGATCGCTTCCGACGATCACACTCCGGAGAAGGCGAAGGATAACATCGAAGCGATCGAAATGGCGACGAAGGAGTTCGTTGCTGCGTACAAGCAGGCGATGGGTCTGTGAAACCTCGGTCGCTACCTCCCAGGATCGAAGCGCTCCTTCAGGAGGTAGCGATCGCGTTCGACATCAATTTCGGAGATGTTCTGGGCGGATCGCTGAAGAGTGCGGTCGCCGCGCGTCAAATCGCCATGTGGATCATTCGATCGTCCGAACGGCAACCGTCGTACCCAGAAATCGGACGGCTGTTCCAACGGGATCACACGACGGTGATCGCGGCTGTTCGCCGGATCGATCGCGCAGTCGCTGCAAGAGACTTCCTTGGTCGTACAGCGCTTCGGATTCGGGAATCATGGGGACGATGACGCTCGCAGCTGCGCGGGGCTGCCGCGACGAAAGGCACTGGTGGAACTGATCATCTTCCTCTTCGGCGCTGTCTTCGGCGCCGCGTTTTTCCTTCTCGGCCGCTACTCTTGTCGGCAGCGCGAAGTAGCGCTAGAGAAGTACATCCACGAACTCGAAGCTGTTGTTGAAGATGTGCTCGATGATCTCGATGATTGCGAGCGGGACGATCACGAAGAACAAGAGCCGAGGGCCATCCATTGAAACTTTCAGAAGCAGAAGAGTTGATCCGCGAAGCGCTTCGAGAGCTTC